CAGGGGCTGGGGCGGTCGGTGTCGTTCTGCACCTTGACAGACGTAACCAAATCGGACAGGATATCCAGCCCTCTGGCGGACCTGCACACGAGATTGGGTTCGGGGTGTTCTTGCCGCTGGTGTTGTAGGAGAAGCAATGACGAAAATAATCACCATAAAAACGAATACGGCGTTCAACGTAGATTTCAGTGCGAATGGAACATCTTATCGACTTGAAATTCGTTACAACGCGTTCAGCGATTCATACTACTTCAACCTTATTCGGTTGATGGGTATGAAACTTTTGCTGTCTGGAATAACGGTTTCTACTGGGACGAATATGCTTTCACAGTTCAGCTGGTTCAAATTGTGGTTCTGCCCGACCAAGCCAGAGCTGTATGCGTTCAACCCCACTTCCAAGACTATCAAGGATTTTCAAATCTGGGTGGAGGATGAGGAATAATGTTCGGACGCATTTTGTCGATTGAGGTGTTCGATAGATACGGGGACTCGGTGTTCTTAGTCGACCCCGAGCAGGAGACTAAGTTGCAATGCTCTGGCACGATTGAGTATCTGCCGTCCTCGTCTGGTTCGCCACGCGCAACAATTCAAGTGTATAACATCCCAGCGACAATCGCCGCGCCTATTTTCGCGTTAAAGAAGACGATGGTAGACGAAAACACTGGGGAGGACGTGCTGGTCGACGACCCGAAGTTCATTCGTATTTCGTTCGGCTATCAGGATGAGAACGAGGGAAAGACCAGCGTTATTTTTGTCGGCACGATTGCGCGTGCGTTTACAACTCGTCAGGACGCGATGACGACAATCACGAAGATTTACGCGTATCAAATTCAGAACTTTTTCACGTCGGCGGTGTCGACTGCTCAGTTCGATGCTGGGACGTCGGTGTACGATGTGGTGGAGGGGCTGTTTGAAAACTCGACAGTGCAGGGGATGGATTACCAAATACCCGAAGCCTTGAAAGAGCATTACATCGACTCGCCGATTTCGTTCTACGGCAAGACGCTGGATTGCGTGAACTCTATTCTGAGCAAAGTTGAGTATATGATTTCGACCACGCCGATGGGGATTGTGTTCGTGCCTATGCGCCCGACCTCGGCAGACCTCGACGTGGTAATTCTAGGCGAGTACACCGAAGACGGTAAGGTGGTGGCTCGCTCTGGTCTTATAGGGTATCCTTGCATTGACACCGAGGGAATGAGGTTTGAGACCTTAATCAACCCGAAGATAGTCTTATACTCATATGTGTGGTTACCGAACTCGGCAATCATTGACAACAGGGACGGGTTCGTTCCGTCAAACCAGTTCGGGGCATCGTATGACCCTGCTGGGCTGTACCGAGTGGTGAAGATGACCACGCAGTTTGACTCTCACGTTGGCGCGTGTAAGACCTCGTATGTCGCAGTTATGGCTGGCACGAGTTCGGCGTACTACAAGTGAGGTTATATTATTCAGAGGTGAATTATGAAATTATCCGATTCTGAAAAGGCGTTGCTAGACCAAATCATTGAGGACGCCGAAGATAAATTTAGCTGGGAGAACTATCTCGAAGTTTACGACGGGGACTTTGACTCGGCTATGAAAGACGTCAATGACTCTATTGGCGGTGCGCTGGCAAATGCGGCTCTGGCAATCGCGGAGCAGAAGAAACTTTTGCAATCGGCGAAGACACCTCAGGCGTTGCAGACGGCACTCAAATTGATTGCGGTGACAGGGGGCAACCTCTTGCATGCTGGTTCGAGCCTGTTGTCGTGGATGGGACGGAAACTGCCGCAAAGAGACTCGGCGGCTACTGAGACATACGCGAACCTTATTTCGGACGATTACGATATGGTAGTTACGGACTCCGATAAGGCGGGACGCACGTACGCGGTGGTTCATCGCAAGGGCATGAAAGACTACGCCATCTCTTGCGGCTACGACGCGGAAACAGGCGACTTTGGAACGGTGTTCGGCGGGTTTAAGACTTCGGACGCAGCGGTGGAAGAACTCGGCAGAATGCTGAAGAAGTAGGAGGCGAACAGTGGATTTTATCAAATTAACTGATACTGGCTTAAAGATTGCATCTCGCCAGGAAATATATGAGCAGCTTGCGATTTTTGCTCGCGCAGCGTACGGCAACGACATCTCGCTTGATGACGGCACGCCGTTCAACACATTTTTGCAAATGCTGGCTGATGGGCTGTCCACTGTCAACGGCTCTACTCAGGCGTTCTCAGAGCTTTTCTCGACTAAGGAGCTCTCTGGGAACTTTTTGGATTTTGTGGCTGGGCAGCGCGGTATCGTTCGTAAGTCGATTCGCAACCAGCGAGTTCAAATGACCTGCACGGTTGACTCGACAGTCATCAAGCCGTTTTTGGCATCCCGCAACTCTATTTTTGTCGAAGATAACAAGGGGCGTACGTGGGTAAACACCACGCAGCTTATGATTCAGGAATACAAGTTCTCGCCAGACGGGTCGTTTGACACCGAGGAGAACTTTCAAGGCACATGCGAGTTCGGCTTGATGCCGCTGAACGGCTATGACGCTGACCTGTTGTATGCAAACAACTACCCAGCAATGACACCGATGAAGGCGGTTTCGCCGTCTGACCCGATGTTTATAAACCACTTCGAGTTCATCAACAAGGTCAACGCAACTCCCGCCGTACTCGAAACGGAAACGGACGCGCAGATGCGTGCGCGGTATGATGCGGCGGTGTATTCCAATGCGGCGGCTACTGTGGATGGCTTGCGCTCTAATCTTTTGAAGTTGACGGATTACGTTCGCATCATCGAGAACTTTACCAACTCGGCGAGCGTGTCCGACGAGAATCCGTACGGCATCGACCCGCACTCGGTCTGGTGCATTGTAGGAGGAGGCTCTACTGCGAAGAACTATGACGGAACGGACGCGACGGTTTCTACTGACGCAAGTGACATAACCATCGCGCAGACCATCCTCAATTATAAGTCGCTCGGTTGCGCGGTTTCGACCTCGCCGCAGGTGGTCAATGGCACAGTGGAGATTGACGGGGTGACGTATAAGACTGGCAACTTTATGGTTGAGATTCCTGTCGAGACCATCATCGCTCAAATTCCGTTCACGCGACTGGTGGACAATACGGTGACGTTTGCAATCACTCTGTCAACGCCGCCAACGAACACGGACGGAACGTTGAGGAACACTGTGCGTGAGCGGGTGTCGTTCGCGTTGCAGGAATATGTGGCGGGCTTGCAACCAGGAGAGCCGATTACGTTGGTAGATACGGTCAACGCTATTCAGGGCGTGCTGTCGCAGTATGATGCGGGTCTGTTCGACTTTGTATCCAGCACACCGTCTTATTCCATCGGAACAAAAATACTGATTTATCAGAAAGCAATCGGCGGGACTGCGACGGTCAAGTTCTCTGATGAGTAAGGGGGCGGCGCGTGAAAGCATTTGAAATGAAAGACGGCGATATTTATCCCGACAGATTGGTCGAGGATGTTTACGCCATCAAAGCAAATTTGACGGCAAGGCTCTCTATTATCAAGGGAGAGTATATGCCCAATGTCTTGCTCGGCTTGCCGCTGGGGGCTACGAAAGAAGAGACCGACTTGAATGTTCAAAAGGTGATTTTAGGTACGAACGGGGTGACTGGCATAACGACGTTTAGCTCGTCAATGGTGAACAAGGTGTACAAGTGCACGTTCACCGCAGAGACTGTGTACGGGAGGATTTTGTATGAATAATCCATATGACGCACTTCCGTCTTACATCAAGGAGACCCCGAAATACTCAAAGTTCCTCGAGCTGGTCAATGCGTACATCATCTCTGGCGCGTTGGAGATGTCGCTGTTTAAGAACTCGTTCTTAGCGATTGATAAGCCAACGTTTGTAATTCAGGCTCTGGCGAACCAGTTGAAGGTCGAGGTAGAACTGCCTTTCGTAGACGGCAAGCCAGATTGGAGTTCGTATTATGAGCGGCTGTTCTTAGCGTACCGCGCTAAGACTTTTAACATTTCATTTACAGGAAAGGCGGCGGATTTCATCACTGGTGACCCTCTGCGCGACGTGAGTTCGATGGTGGTTATCGACTTCTCGGTTGCGAAGGTGAACAAGGCACCGATGTCGGTGGTGTACTCAGTGTTGTCGATGGACCGAAACCTCACGATTGAGATTGTGCGTGACGTCCTCGTGCCGAACGTTACGGGAGTCAATGCGAGCCTTTACTATCTGCAATTCGGTCAGGAAGTGTTCGGCTATGACATTGATGAAAAAGCGGGCATCCGTATCGGACCAGACCACGTCAATACCGTTCCCATCGATACCAACCCTTATTCGGTCGCAAGCGTTACGATACGAAATCTGGGCACTGGCTATCAGGTTGGGGATACTGTTACGACGGCTGGAGGCATTCAGTTGCAAATCACTGATTTGGAGGCTGGCGCGTTCCTGTCGTTGCTCAATCCATCGAACACGTATGCAACTGACCCGACGGCGAGCGGAGTTGCGGTCACAGGCGGCTCAGGTTCTGGCATGACTGTTGACGTTGTCGGCACTGTAAGTCGGGGCTACTTCATCAGAGGCTTTGACAACGGTGCGTTTATCTCGATTACACGGCGAGGCAACCAATGAGTTTTATCAACGTAAAAATCACCCAGCCACCAAAATTGGATGTGCAGTTCAAGGGGTGCATTTATCTCGGCGTTCCAAAGTCGAAGTCGCAGCTTGTCAAGGGTAAGAAGACGAAAGCACGAACAGAATTTACCAATGCGGATATTCTGTTCGTGCTGGAAAATGGTTCGCCCGCGCGTAACATTGTACCTCGACCCTTATTGAGTTCGGTGCTGAAACTGCACCAGAACGAGCTCAAAGAAGCATTGTACAACGCACTCCCGATTATTTTCGGCGGTGAGGAAAAGGACGTCGACATCTACTTTGAGAAGTTGGCTTTGCGCATTCAGGGCTGGACTCAGATGTTTATGGTTCGCGAGGGTCAGCAGTTGTGGAAGCCGTCTATCAGGGTTTTGAAAGCGCAAGCGCGTGGCGAGGAAGCCAAGACGATGATTGATTCTGGGTCATTGAGGCAGTCAATCATAGCATTTTACTCAAAAGATGGGAGTTCTGATTGATGTACGGATACGTTTACTTGACTAAAAACTCTAAAAATGGACTTATTTATGTAGGTCAACATAAGGGAGAGTTTGACCCCACCTATTTTGGAAGCGGGACTTTAATACGTAAAGCGATTAAAGAGTTTGGTGTGGGTTCTTTTTCTGTTTCGGTTTTGGAGTTTGTAGATTCTCGTGACGAGTTGAATGATAAGGAAAGGTTTTATATCGCAGAGTTAAACTCGCGTGACAGGGAAGTGGGGTATAACCTAGCTATTGGAGGAGAGGGTGCTTTTGGTTTTTCTTGGTCTGATGAAGACAAGAAGAGAATAGGAGATTTTACTCGAGGCGGAATTTTTGTAAACAATGGAACAGAGCAGCGTAGAGTCGCAAGGGATGTTCTTGGGGACTATTTGGATGCGGGGTATTGCGTAGGAAAGTTAAAATCTACCTGCGATAAAATAAGTAAAAGTTTGCTCGGACGGTGTGTTTCCACTGATACAAAGAAAAGGCTAAGAGATTCAATTTGTGGTCGGCGTTGGTGCAACAATGGAACAGAGCAGCGGCAGGTGACGCAAGAAGATTTTGACGCCTTATTGTCAGATGGTTGGGTGGCTGGTATGCTACCTATGTCATCTGGGCATCGGAAGGCGTTGAGTGAATCTCTTAAAGGTCATTCTGATACTGAGGAGACTAGAAAGAGAAAATCAGAGGCGCAACGTATTGCGTGGGTGCGCAGAAAGTCGTTATCTTAACTATGAGGAGTCTATCATGAAATATTATGAGAACGTAAATATCCCAGTGTTCGGAAGCAGCGCGGTAGCGGTCGCGTGGACTGACCCTGTGTCTGCGCCATCGGCTGGCGTGTACTTTTCCGACAAAGACTGGTTAAAGCCTACAAACGCTACCAGGGTTCAGGGTGTCGTGGAAGGCATTGCGCGGTCGGTTGATTACAACACGATTCTTAGGCAGTGTTCTACGATGTCATCGCTGTTCGCCAACATTCTGGCGTACAGGAACAGCCTTACACGTACTGGTCAGGGTACGCCGTATGGGGGTTCGCCCACTGCGCCGATTGGAACTGACCTTATTACTGGTGAGGCAAGTCTGGACGTACATATCGGTGCGATGTCGAACATTTTCGACTCGACGAATTTCCTCGCGGATAGTGAGGTGACCACCAGAACGATTAATAATTTGGCAGTTACGACTGCGAAGTTGGCGGCTCTGGCGGTGACGACGGATAAGATAAATACGAATGCGGTGACCAAAGCAAAACTCGGTTCGGACTTGGTCAACACTGGGTCGGCTACCAACAACGGCATTACGGTCACTCTCAGCCAGACCAACTCGTCTGGCAATCGTGGTTTCGTCATCGGAATCAATTCGACAAAGGTTACGAACGCCGCAAACGCAGACGACTCGACAAACGCCGCAAACCTAAAGACAACGACTTCTACGGCAAACCTTTATTTGTGTGGCACGACGAGTACGGCGGCGAATACCAACAAGCCGTTTTACAACAGCGCATCTGTGTATATGTCGAACGGCTCTCAAATTAATGCGACGGACTTCAACGTGCCGTCCGACCGCCGCTTGAAGGAAAACATCGAGGACGTTGGTAAGCACCAGGTGCGTGCGCTGGTTGAAGGTGTAAAGGTAAAGACGTTCAATTACAAGAACGACCCTAAGCGCACCTTAATCGGTGTGATTGCGCAGGACGTTCAGGACGCGAATACGGTCATTGGAGACCTGCTGGTGGATAGAGGACGCCGACACTGGAATGCTGAAAGTGCACGGCGACAAGATGGTCTATGTGCTTTGGGATTACGTTCAGCAACAGGCTGAGACAATAAAGAAACTCACCGAACGGGTGGAGGCTTTGGAGAAAGCGGCGGAGGCAAAATAATGGCGTATAAGTCGAATGGCTCAAATCTGGCGAATATAGTGTATGGTTTCGGTACGGCTACAACGTACGGAAACTTTTCCACGTCCGTCATGAACAGCCACTTCAAGACTGGTGGCACGGCTATGCGCTTTGTGCCAAAGAACGCCAATTTCATGCCCTTTAGTGATATGGATGTCGGCGGTTATCAAGCGGGCGATTCCGATATTCTCAGGGCGAGCGTGTTCGCTGGCGTGAACCGTTTTATAATGTCGGGCGCATCTGACAAAGTTACCAGAACGGATTCGAGTGTGACTGCGATTTATTACAAGGGCAATGGATACAACGGACGCGGGGAGCTGTACATTGGCGGGACGAGTTCTGGGTATCGAGTGAGCTCTGATTGCCCGCCTGTAATCCTCATTGCAATTCAAGGGGCTGGGGGTTCTGGTTCGAGCGGTCTGGCTCGCGGCAACGGATATATCGTTGGTATTCAGGTTTGGCAGCACGTGGGTGGCAATGGCGGTGGCTCTGGTGGTACTGCATTCTTTCAGTTGAGAATGCCGCACGACGCAACAACCCCGACCTTAGTCGGGTACTTTCAGGTTTCGAGTTCGGGCACTTCTCTGCGTGACAAGAGAAATGTTCTGTTTGCAACAGCGAGCGCGGGCGGTACTGGCGGCTCGGTGTCAGGAACACCAGACTTGTGGGACGGTCAATATAGCCATAATCAGGGAAATGGTGGTTCGGGCGGCGGCGTGACGGTTTACTCTCTGTCATCGAGACCCGAGTGGAAGAATGTAACATTCACGACCTCTACTGGCAGCACGATATCCACTATTTCGGGTGCGACTGGTGGAAAGGGCGGATACAATTACGGCTCTATTACTACGTCTGTTTCTGACAGGTACGCATCGAGTTCTGGCGGAAGCAAGTCGAGCACTTCCGTATACATCAACAATGCCAACTCTGGAAATACCATAGTGGGAAAGAGCGGAGGCTCTGGCGGTTCAAACTCGAACAACGGAACTACGGGGTACACTGGCGCAGGTGGCGGTGGTGGTGCTGGCTCGATGTTCGGTGTTGGAGGGGCTGGAAACTCATCGCCAGGAAGTACTGCGTATGGTGCTGGCGGCGGAGGAGGAACACCGACCAAGACGAGTTGGAGAACCTTTACTGGAGGCAACGCTTGGGTATCAGGAAAGTCTGGCGCGGGCGGTTGTGTCAAATTCTTTTGGTAGGAGATAGGTTATGGCGTTAAAGAGCGTTGAAGGAAAATATCTGAAAGTCATTCGCGAGTTGACGGAGTTCCGTCCTACTGGTGTGACTGTTTATTATTACGAGTTCAAGTCTGAAAAGGACAGGGACGAGTATTTCTATCGTCAGGCGGCGGTTCGTGCGTTCCTCGAAGAGTGCACGCAGAGAAAGAGGCAAATGGACGAGGAAATCGCCAAAGAGATGGCGGCTCTCAAACGCGAGATAAAGTCTGAGGCGGGTATTCCTGTGCACGTCAAGAAGATGATGGATGACGCAGAGCAGTTTATCATCGACGCGGATACCGTAGGAAACTACTGGGACAAGCCAGAACCGATGCCGAGGCTCTCTACTCAAAAACTGCTCGAAGAGTGCGGGTTCAAGAAAGAGTGGAAAACGCCGCTTTCGGACTGGTCTATAAATGCACTGAACACTGGCGCGTTCACCAACCAAAATTTCACCTATGAATGTCTGTACCACGAACTGAAAAAGGTTTTCAAGGACGGTTTCGTAGATTGCTGAAATAAAATAATCTTTTGTAAAATATCCCCTCTTAAACGCTTGCCAAATTTTTTCGTTTGTGCTATGCTATGTACATGGCGAATATTGGTAACGCATCTCTCAACGATGCTCAAAGAAAATTGGTTGAGGACAATGTCGGGCTTGTTTACGCCCAGGTACATAAAAGAGGAATATATGACGAAGATTTAATTCAGGAGGGAATGCTCGGCTTAATCAATGCAGCCCGCTTTTACTCACCCGAATTTGGAGCAAAGTTCAGCACGTATGCGGCTAGCTACATCTGGGCGGCTCTTTTCGGCACGTATTCAGACAAGAAGTATGCGAAGAATGCCGCATTGACGGATTCTCTCGATGACCCAGATAAAAACATCCAGCCACCTGTGGACGGGTGTTTTTTCGATTTATACAGCAACGCCGACCCGCTGGTGAACGACGTAATCAAGTGCATATGCGAAGGGATGAACAAGAAAGAGGTTTGTCTGGTGCTGGGTCTTATACAGGTCGACAAGTCGGGTTCGCCAAAACTTGATAAAGATGGAAATCTTATTCCCAATACTTCCAAGTTAAATTCTATACTAGATAAAGTCGGGAGGGACCTGTATGGAGAACGCTATGTTAAAAAAGAAAATAAATGAATTTCTCGCCACGGAAAAGAGCGGCGATGGCAAGGGTGCGGGCAAGGTTTTCAAAGAGAATCTTGCAAAGTTTATATCAGGGATTGTGTTTGATGAAGTCAAAGCCATCCAAGACTCTATTCCTATGAAGGAAACGATACCCGAAGCCGATGCAAGTGTTATGAAGGAGTTCAAGCACGACATCGGCGAAGAGGTTTACTACGTCATGTTCAAGCAAGTGCGCTCGCAGGTGCCAGGTCGGTTGCAGGTTCAGTTCGGCTGGCAGTTTGCAGCGTTGCGCGGCAAGACGGAAGAGATTCAAATTCGAAATGACCACGGCGTTCTGTACAAGGTCAACGGAGATATGATTCTGCAAGACCTCGTGTTCAAGACCGAGGAGGAGGCTCTGGCGAAATGCAGACAGCTCAACGCTGGCACGGAGTCTTTCGCGGTTACCAAAGCCGAATTGCCAAACATCGAGAAGTGCTGTGTTTGCGGTGCGGATGTTGACCTTAATGGCGAGTGGTTTGAAACGCATCACGCGTATCCCCTCGAGCCTGATGCGCCTGTCCTCTGTCGCGAATGCTGGGAGAAGGAACAGGAAGCAAACAAGTTGCCGCCCGACGGCAACACGCCAAAAGAGGGAGGTGAGGTAAATGGCGGTGAAGAAGACGGAGACGAAGGAAACGGCGGTAGCGACGACGGCGGAAAAGAAGCCGAAGTCGAAACCAAAGAAGGCGGAGACCCCGCTGATATTGGAAGTGCGCAAGTTGGGTCTGATTCCGCAGGAGAATCTGACGGAGCACGAGAAGGAGCTTTATAAGTATTACGCAACGGCACGCGACTGCATCACGGGAAGCATGGTTCAACTGTGCGAGCAGCTGGAGATGACCAATGTGGAGTTCTACTCCAAGATGGACTCCGACCTTGAATTCAGCACCGCCATTTTGAGCGGTCTGTCGGACTCGAGGGCGCAGCGTCTGTTGGAGCTTGAGTCCTCACTCATCACGTTGGCTCTCGGACCTACGGTTGAGGAAAAGCGCGTGACCGAGGACGAAGACGGAATATCCACCACGACGGTAACGAAACGCTATTTGCCGAACCTGTCGGCGTTGCAGGTTCTGCTCGAGAAATATCAGGGTTCGTCTTGGTCGATTACGCAGAAAGTTCAAATCGACACTGGAAACGACCCGAAGGAAATAGACTACAGTCTATTGACGAAGGCGCAACTAAAACAATTGGCGGCGGCTGGGAACGCGCCGAAGGAGAATTAAATGAGCACTATTGTTGAACAGGTAAGGGAAGGTCTTGAGGCAAAAGTCGAGGGTATTCAGAATGCCCTTTTATACGTTAAGGATGCTCGCGAGGTCGAGCGTTTGCAGAAGGATTTGCAGGGTGCTGTCGCGGCGTTAAAGAAACTCGATGAACCCGACACGCGCACCGAGGAAGAGAAAGAAAAACTTGCCGCCATGATTCAGTCGGAGACGGCGGTGGAGAGCACACCTTGGAGCAGTATGAGCCCCATCGAGAAGTTCCAGTACCACGTCAAGGCTTACTGCGACAAACTCGAAGAGACCGCGCCGCAGGTTACATCCTCGCGCATGAACATGGTTCAGGTCGTAAAGCACATGCAGAAGACCAAGGGCGACAGCGCGTTCTTTATGAATCCCATCATCGCCCAGTTCGAGAACTCTCTAGCGGAGATTTCTTACTCCGAGCAGTCCATTGAGAATCAGCTCGCGCTCAAAGATGACGCGCTGGCTCTCGCGGCTGACCAGGACTTTTTCGACAAGTTGGAACTGCTCAATCGTTTCCTCAACAATCCAATGAATCTGCCGCACCTGTCGGAAGAGAGGGAGGCGCAGATAAAGGAGTTGCGCGATGTTAAAAAGTAAGCGAGCACCAAAGAAAGTCACTGCACCCGATTATGTCGGAAGGGAGTCGGCTTGTATCCTGTGTGGCGGTACGTATTCTGTTACAAAGCGCACAGCGGTGACTGTGGCTACTGTGGACGGAAAGGAGTGCGCTACGGTTGTCTGCCCGCACTGCGGCAAGGTGAATCCGCTGGACGCAGACCCTACTCAGGTCTTACGCGCAAAGTTGACGAAGTTTATTCGTTCGCAGGTCGCGCCAATCAAGGCAATCGAGGATGATGCGGTTCGTCTGCCAATGCAGAAACTGCTCGATGACATATACGCGATTGTGCAGGAGGGTTGACTTGGATTGCGGCTATATCTACCTGACCACGAACATGTTGAACGGGGTTTCTTACATCGGAATGAGTAGGAGCCCTGTTTTTAATCCTAAGTATTTTGGAAGCGGGGTTCATCTTAAGAATGCATTAAGGAAGTACGGGAGGTGCAATTTTTCTGTAGTTCCATTGTTGTTTGCAGAGTCGGAAGAGGATTTATGTTTCTTTGAGAGGACACTTATTCAGGCGTTCAGAGATAGTGGAGTTGCACTGTATAATATTTCAGATGGCGGGGACGGTTCTAGCGGATTTCATTTTACTCATTCTGATGAAGCACGTAAGAAAATAGGTGATTCAAAGCGTGGACGTCATAATGATAATATATCGGCTGGGTTGCGTGGAAAGCCACATTCAGAAGAAAGCCGACGTAAGCAGAGTGAGACATGCAAAAAGAGATGGGAAGACCCAGAATTTAAGGCACGTATGTTACTTGCAAGGAAGAACGGGAAGAAGCGTTCGCCTTGCTCCGAGGAGACCAAGAAAAAGATTTCTGAGGGTAATAAGAAAGCCAACCATTCTGAACGATGGACTTCTGAAATGCGTGAAGCACAGAGGAGACGTTTTTGTATAAATGTTCTGAAGAGAGGTGAATCAGAATAATGGAGCTGGCTTTATTCAAAAGTTTTTTATCGCTGGGTAAGCCCGAAGAACTGCAGTACTTGGACAACTCGTCTGAGTCGAATTGGATTCGAGAGCATTACCAGACTTATGGGTCGTTACCTCTGGTAGCGACCTTTGAAGACCATTTTCAGGTCACGATGCCAGAGTTCACCGAGGATTGGGACTATTACAAGAAGAACCTTATTGACGACGATTACGTCAAGCAAGCAGCGCCGCTGTTGGAGGAATTCAACACGAAGGCTGGGAAGATGTCTGCAAAAGACGCACTGCTCTGGCTGAGGGATTCGTTGGCGGCGGTTCGTGGCAAAGAAGTTATGAATATGGGAACGTCCATACTCAAAAACGCACCGAGCCGTATCGACTTTTTCCAAAAGCGTGCGGGCATCCGATGCTCAATCGGCATCAAGCCGTATGATGACATCTCTGGTGGCATTGGTGAGGATGATATTCTCATCGTGGCGGCTCGTCCAGGTCAAGGTAAATCGATGCTTGCAATAAGCATCGCAACGCACATGGCGGCACAGGGCTTGAGGGTGGGGTTCTACTCGTCCGAAATGGCGGCGGAAGCAGTGGGCGCAAGGTTCGACTCATTTGCGGGTGGCGTTTCCAACTACGCCATCACGCGTGGCAAAGAGGTTTCGTACTGGCACGACTACATCGACTCGCTCGAAGACTGGCAAGGAGACTTTATTGTCTTGACGCCGAAGGACTTGGGCGGTCGGTTCGCCACCCCGCAGGACATTCAGGCATTCATTGTCGGGGCGAACCTTGATGTAGTGGTGCTTGACCAAATCAACGGCATGCAGCTTGCGAGCACGCGTGGGGTGGGTTCGGAAGACCACTCGAAGTTGGCGGAACTGCAAAAGCAGTTGACGGCGATTCAAAAATCATTGAAGAAGCCGTTTGTAGAGGTCTTGCAGCTTAATCGTGAAGCGACGGGAGACAACGAACCTCAATTACATATGTTGCTCGGCTCTGGTCGTTTTGAGCAGGATGCATCGGCGGTTCTGGGTTCGTGGCGTAAAGCGAAAGACCTTATGATTATGAAGGTGTTGAAATCGCGTGACTTCGACGGCGAGGGACAGAAGTGGGAGTTCACAGTTGACTTTGACAAGGGTAAGATTTTGCAAAGGACTGACGCGGTGTCCTCTGTGCGCAACGCGCTGAGCATAAACAAGGCGAAAGAAAAAGACGAAGACGACGAAGATTTGATGGATTGACCTGTATACGTAAATATGGACGATGCCTGTTAGGTTGAAAGGGATACTTAGGGTTCGTGAAACTGACTCCAAATCTTATTGAAAGGAGGAAGGACTCATGGAAGACAAGCAGTTCACAATCGTGGTCGGTGATGACGTCTTGAAGAAGATGTTTGAAAGCCAGAAAGACTGTTGCGAGTTTCGCAACGCAGGGCACACGAAGTTGGAAGACTTGCAGGAACATGAAGTCGCTGAAATGGTAGACCGCGCGGTTGACACCTTATTCAGCCAGGCTGGTTTCTACGACTAAGACCAAAAGATTTCGGCGGTGGTGTTGTCCATCGCCGAAATTTTGTATAATTCAATAGTGAAGCAAACGCAAGGAGAATAAAACATGATTGAGAAGCTGAAACTTGAGCCATACATCCCCGAGTCGCTGGTGGCGCATATCTATTCGAAAGAGGGGCATCTGGTGGCGGAGCGTTACGACACCATCTACTGGGTGCGCGACGATTTTATCAACGTGGGGTGCGATGCGGAGTTCGACTGCTATGTCGATGCAAAATTATTCTGCACGTTCGCTCCGTCTTTGAAGAGGATTGCTCTCAAAGACAATGTCGTGAGGCTGGTGCTGTTCAACGGCGCAAAATATGACTTGGATATGGTAAAGGCGGAGAACATTCCGACTTTCGATTTTCCCGAACTGCCGAACAAGTCGGTATTCGATTTCGGCGGCGTGGAGAGTGCGGCAAGCAAATCGCCGTTGCAGAAAGAGCTGAACACGGTCTACGTCGACGAGGATGGGTGCGTTGCATCCGACTCTATTGTGGCGGGCGTGAGTGGCAAGTTCAAGAGCTCTATTCCGTTCGCCGTTCCCGAAGGACTCCACTCGATGCTCAACGGAGCAGAGGCGGAATGGGGCATCATTGAGGGAAGGCTGTACATTTCGTTCGGCGTGTACCGCATTGTTGCGGTGTTGCCGAAACTGCCCGACTTCGCGTGGTGGGATGCATCTCGCGGCGCGTTCGCAGACCTGCCCGAGTTCACGGACGTGTCTGGGCTGAAGAGTTCGATTTCTCGTCTGGCAAACTTTGGCACGATGCTCTACGTCAAGGACGGACGCATCGCGGTGAACAAAGACCATTACGAGCCGTTCGTGTTGGAAGGCTCTGGCGAGATTTTTGACATCAGCAACCTCAGCTCTATTGCAACGGACGACAAGTGCGGAGTGCAGCTGGTCGGCGGCAATCTGTATCTGAAAACTGCGGATGCGACGTTCGTATGTTGTGCGGTCGATATGGACACGCCGATTGTGCAGGAGGATTTCGACCCCGATGACGACCCTGTCGACGATGCGGCGCAGCGCGACGCGATGGTGGACAAGCCGAAAGGTAAAAAGAAAAAGAGCGCGAAAGTCGAATAAGAATAAAAGCCATCGAGAATTCGATGGCTTTTGTATATGGTATCAACGGAGGAATTAAAAATGGCATTGAGTATTGACGAAGTAAAAGCAAGTGCGATGGCTGAGCTTGAGCCGATGGTCGCTCCCGCGAAGGAGTTCATCGAGTACGTAAAGAGCGCGCTTATCAACGGGGTGGACACCATCAGCACCCAGCAGGTAGCCAATTGGCTATTCTCTATTCCCACACTTTACGGTGAGTTGAGATGTATCGAGGTAGACTGTCTGTTGTCGGTCGACTTGCTGGACGCGGAAATCGAGCGCGTGAAAGCGGACGTGATGGCGCAGAACGCTGGAGGCAAGGTGACGGACGCGAGAACGATGGCGGCGGTTGCAACGAATGACTTGCAGGTCAAGCAGTACGTTGCAAAGTATATGGCGAAGCACGTCAACGCGCTCTGGAGTCAGCTTGAGATGCTGATTTTCTCGGTGCGCAACATTTTCGAAGCACGCAATCCCAAAGTAAACAACGACGTGTAAGGAGAAGCAAATGGCTATAAGCGATATTATGAAAGCGGTGAACAGGTCATACGGAAAAGGTACGGCATCGTTCGGCGTTACGGTCAAAGACATTCGGCGTTTGCCGACGGGAATCATTTCCCTCGACAACATTCTGCAGGGCGGTCTGCCGTTCGGACGTGCAATTGAAATCTACGGCGCGGAAAGCGCGGGCAAATCGACGCTGGCATCGATTTTTGTGGCGGCGATGCAGCGAGAGGTTCCAGATCTCTACTGCGTGTGGGTGGACTCTGAGGGTACGTATGACCCTGTTTACGGTGAGATTCTCGGTGTGGACAACTCGAAGTTGATTTATCTCAGCCCCGAGAATCTATCGGCGGAACAGACGTACGATACCATCACGGAGTTGCTGAACTCTGGTGAGGTTTCGATGTGCGTTCTGGACGATATTCCCTCGCTCGAAAGCGGGCAGGAAGAGGCGAAAGACGTGCAGGATAGCACGATGGCACCGATTGCAGGACCGCTGTCAAAGTTCTGCAAGAAACTGAAGAAAGCCTTACTGCGCCACCGCGATACGACGATTTACGTCGGGCTGAACCAGCTGAGAGACAATTTCAATCCGTATGGTGCGCCGACGTTGACGCCAGGCGGCAGAGCGTGGAAGCACGCTTGCTCGGTGCGTTTCGAGGTTACGGCTGTTCCTCTGGACGCAAGCGGCAAGGAAATGGGAAGAAAGGTCGACAATCCCGCTATGACGCAAATCTCGGTTTGCAAAATCAAGGACAAGACCTGCAACAAGATGGGACGCAAAAAGATTGCCAGCTTTGTCATTTCCGACAACGGACTGGACACTCTATTCGACCTGTATAATGCGGCAGTGTCGGCGGGCATTATCAAAACCGCTGGCAGCAAACTTATGTTACTTAACAAGGAGACGGGCGAGGTCATTCACTCGTGCGTTGGCAAAGACGCTTTCCGCAAGTCGCTGACGGCGGAGCATATTGCCTATCTGAAATCGGTGTTCGAGGAAGAGACGGAAAAGGTGGACGAGTCGACCTTGCCGCCGCTGGAGAATGACGAAGAAGAGGGCGGCGAAGACACGAACAAATAAAACTTGGAGGATTGAACAAATGAGCAAGTTAACTTTGATGGGTCAAATGAGACACATCGACGAAAAGAAGTACATATCTTTTCGCACCGAAAGCAAGGAGCATTTGCTCCCGATTATTGCGGATGGAGACGCGGCGGAGGGTGCGTGGGTTCACTTCTCAGGCATACTCCGCACGCAGTTTATTCCCGAGGGCGGTCGTTACCGCAAGGCTTGGTTCGGTCTGGGTCATTTACATCCGTCCTATGATGGGCTGTATGCGAACGAGCTGACCGTTGAGTCGGGCGTGGTGGTTCGTGTCGACGAATTGCGTACAACGCCGCTGACGTTGCGCAAGATTGTGGACTTCGTGGTCGCGGACGGGCAGGACTATTACAACTGCATTGCGTTCGGCAAGACGGCGGATAGGCTTATTCGCTATAAGAAGAAGGGTCGTGAGATTACGCTGATTTCGGCGCAGTTTCATTCGAGAGCATACACGAAGGATGGCGAACCGAAAACGGCGTATGAGGTTTGCGTGAGGGATTTTGTATAACCATCTGGAGGAATTATGGCGATGATTATTGAGTCGGACTTGGTTTCGGCTGTGAAGGCAAAGAGGATTCCAACTCTGCGGCAGGACGTCAGTTGCGCTGACCTCAGTCTGCAAGAGCTGGAAATCGAAAACGCGATTCGTGATTGCGACTCGCTGGGTAAGGTCGACGCCTTAGTCGACAAACTTATTATGTATGTGGCGTTGAACAAGTGCCGCATGAATTCGGAGGGATAACGTGGAAGGACTTACGCAGAAAAAAATCGAGGAAAACAAACAGGAAATCATTCGGCTGTTGCGCCTTACGGGACGCGAAGGAATCGACAAACTGATTTCCTATCTGGAAAAGAGAGACTACTTTACCGCGCCCGCGAGCACGCAGTATCATCTGTCGTGTGTCGGCGGTCTGGCGCAGCATTCTCTGAACGTGTACGCCAACATGATGAGGCTTTACTACGGCGATAAGTGGGAATCGCTCGAAGAGTATACCACTCGCGACGAGGAAGTCGACCACGAGAACATCATCATCGTTGCACTCTTGCACGACCTGTGCAAAGTGGACTTCTACAAGGTATCCTCGCGCAACGTGAAAGAGAACGGCACTTGGAAAGAGGTGCAGGTTTATACGATTGACGAGGCGATGCCGATTATGGGGCACGGCTCGAAGTCGGTCATTGTGGCGCAGCAGTTCATCAGACTTTACTTCCCCGAGATTCAGGCAATCTCGTTTCACATGGGAAATCAGGACGATGACAAGGGATATTCGAAAACGATTTCGAATGTGTTCGGCACGGTTCAGCTTGCGCTGTACGTCCATCTCGCTGACATCAAGGCGACGTTTGAAGAGGACGTTAAGTGCTTGAAGTTGGAAGAAGAGGACGACGGCTTGCCGTTCTGAGGTGAGCATGGAAAAGAAGCGAATGAACCTCATGGAGTTTATGGGCGAGCATCCGAGCAAAACTGCTCGCCAGCCAAAGCGCGGCGCGACGGATAAAATGATTTCGTATGCGAAAGCGATTGCCGATATTCTTGAATTGGACTATCCCGATTTTGACGATTTCAATGCCACGTCGGAGTTTATTTCCTATAATAAAGATGACTACTATGAGGCGTTGGACGATGACGATTCGGACGCTTTCAACAGCGACGACGGGTCTGATGGCTCAAATCCGTTCAATAAATACAGGAGTAACTGAAATGGAAAAGAAAGAAAAAGCGGCTGAGCCTATCAAGGAAGAGGCGAAGAAAGAGGAGCAGGTCAAGGTGGAGTTCCCAAAGGTACTCATCTTTACTGCTATGCAATCGGAGCGCGACAAAATCGTGCAGCCCGCGCTGACGAAGTTGGGTTTGCTCGGTCGCACGGATATCTGGAGCGTTATCACGGGTGTTGGCAAAGTCAATGCGGCAGTGAGTACCTCGATGGCTCTCAATGCCGTTTTCGCCCTCAATCCGCAGGAGTTTACCAACGTGCTGTGCATCAACGTGGGTGTCTGCGGCGGCAACGACGTGGCGGCGCGCGACGCAAAGTGCGTGCAGATACATCGTGTGTGCAACAACGACTTTGACACGAGTGCGGTGGACGGAGAAGCGTTCCGCAAACCAGTGCTTGAAGTCGCGACGGCGGAGAAGACGCGTACCTGTTTCACGCAGGACCACTTCTGCACTGACCCGAACGAACTGCCGCAGGACGGCGAGCCTTATTACGTGGATATGGAGCTGTTCGGAATCGCGGCGGCGTGTTCGCAGTTCGGCGTGCGGCTGGTGTCGCTCAAATCTGTGTGCGATGTTATCGGCAGCGGCAAGCAGAAAGAGCAGTACGAAGGAGTCAATTTTGACTCTGCGTGCGGGCTTGCATCTGAGTTGCTGGTGGAGTATTTATCTGCGGGCACCGATGTTGTATTAAAGTAATGAAAACATTGGCAGGTGTTGGTATTGAAGGAAGCAACTAAGTTACTACAACCAAAACCAGATTCGCTCGAGTCTGGTCTTTGCCATACCTGCATCCACTTTATTTCTGGCAAATGCGACACTGGAAGACCTTGCGGACAGGTGCTGGCTTGCCGTTCTCAAGCGAGGGCTATGGTCGTAGGTCGGTATCCGAGTGGGAGGGTTCGACAGACCCCGCCAAAACGGACGACACCGCTCAAGAAAGATATGCCCAAGCCAATGCTGTGGGCGAAGACGCGCGAGCGCATGAAAGAGTTAGGCGAGTCGTGTGGGTGCGTATGGATTCAGTTTTTATCAAACTCGCAGCAGGTTTCTGTTCGGCGTTTCATCAAGAAGGGACGAATGACTGCGGTGTATATTGACGGCGCAGATATTAGAAGTGTTCCAGCCTTATTCGTAAGCAAAGAGGAGCTGGACACTGTTTTTGAACATTGGGAGGCAAATTATGACTGAGACTTTGTATGTCGCGGTGGTTATTGGAGACGGACCGTACTACGGTATGGTACCCGATTTCTCGCTTATGGCGAGTGGAGACACGGTCGATGGCGTTGTGACGCAGTTGCAGACGCTGACCAACGAATCTGTCGCGCTGTCGCAACGTTACGGCACACCCATCCCTGTGGCTACCTCGTCTGAGGTTATCAAGGCGCATTGGAAAGGAGACCAATATCAGTTTTCGAGTGTGGTAGTGCGCGTGTAAGTTTTGTATATGTAGGCATGGTGAAGATGAAGTTTTTTGACGAAGTAGAAAAGGAAAAGAACGACGTCGTTATTCAACAGCCTAAAGTAGAGTTTCAAAAAGCAGGTTTACTGCGGTCGGTAGGCGACTTCTCTATTGAGGTTTTGGACGCGATAGAGAAGTGGCTTTTTTCTTTCCCCACGGGAATGACGAAAGAGGCTTTCCAACGGCAGATTGACCACTTGGAGAAAGACCCTGCTATTGCTCTGGCTCAGTTGAAGGCGGCACACGGGTATCGCGTGATTCGGAAACACAAGGAAGAGTTTCCGATGCTTGAGAAGAGCTTTATTGAGTGCGTGGCGGAGGGCATGATGTTCGTCACAATCGATGGAGCAAAGAAGAAATGTGAGAAGTATGTTCTGTCGGCGATTAAGGACTTGAAGCCACACGGCTCGGTATACGTCCTCGACTGTGCAGTACTTTTCGCCGAGTTGAAGTCTGCCCGCGAGCGTGGAACATCTGATGACCTTATCTCTAAGGCACAGAAGTGCGATTTCCTTATTATGGAGAATCTCGCGCAGCCAATCGGGTACGTGAGCAATGTCGCGTGCTGGGCACTCATCGCTCTGGTCAACGCGCGGGTGGAGCAGAACAAACCAATTTTAGCAAGGCATAACGAGTACAAGAACTTGAAGCCGATTTATGAGAAGTGTCCGATTTATTCTTTGGGAGAGTAGTTATGGCGAAATGGGACAAACGATTCAATCCACCGCCTGTGCGGAGGAATCCAAAACTTGAACGAATGGGCAGCAAGACCTCGTGTGTTGAGAGGATTCTCACCACGTACATCGAGACTGGGCGGTCGGTTCGCTCTCTGGCGGCGTTCTACGGTTGCAGCAAGTCAACCATCGGTCGATACATAAACGAGTATGCAAGGGAAGAAATGCCCTATCATATGTACGAACAGGCTCGCCGTCAGGCAAAGAACAATCTCGGTCAAGGCTCGAACGATACTGATGAATGGGGGAGCATGGACTAATATGATGCGGGCGTGTAAATTCAATTATACCGAGCCGTCAATTGGAATCGGCGGCAGACCTCATTGTTGCGAATGTGTCCACACTGTGGATGCGAACGGGCATCGGCATTACGGGATTATAAAGACGCTTTCACCTCACGACAGAGATTTTGGAAAGTTGGTGCTTTATTGCGACAAGCAGGACGGGTATGTAAAGCCGTACGCGTGGTGCGATGAAATCGACCCGCCGTACAAACCAGGAGGACCAAAATGTCTAGGGCGTTAGCATTTCAAAAGAGTGTGTTCGGTGAAGACTGAGAACCACTGCGTAGGCGGGCACTGCTCGTGCTGTGGCGGTTGCTGTTCGGATATTTTTCCCGTTACTAAGAAGGAGCTTGACACACTTCGCAAGTTCGTGCGCTCGCATCATTACAAACCGCACACGCAACTCAAAATGGGAATGACGGCTACATACGATATGACTTGTCCGTTTCTCAACGAGGAAAAGAAATGTGACATTTACGATATTCGACCCGAAACCTGTCGGCTGTTCAAGTGCGACACACTGAACCCATTCACAATGGAGGAGTTTGTAAAGCAGCCGATTGAGTTGCAGAAGGCTTATTTGAATCTGGCATCAAAACTGCCCGAGGCGGTTTCTCTGCGTGAGCAGGTGTTCGGTCAGAAAGTGCCGTTTTAGCGGTATACGTTAAGCATGGAAAAGTGGGCAAGTATTTCAGGCTGGGAAGGTCTGTATGAGGTTTCAACTTTGGGCAGGGTTCGCTCTGTTCAACGAACCGAGTACGGAGTTACAAAGATTTTGAAATGTCGCGGCGGGAAATATCATTCGGTGATATTGTGCAGGGATGGTTTTCGCAAGAGCGAGCTGGTGCATCGTCTGGTGGCGCAAGCCTTTATTCCGAATCCAGATGATTTGCCATTTGTGAATCATAAGGACGAAGATAAGCATAATAATTGCGCGGATAATTTGGAGTGGTGCACTCGAAGTTATAACAGGAATTATGGAACTTGCACCGAAAGGCAGAGAGCAAAGATGCTAGGTCGGGTTGTTTCGGAAGAGACACGTGAAAAATTGCGTATAGCAGGATTGGGAAGAAAGCATTCGGAGGCTACGAAGCGAAAAATTTCCGAGGCAGTTAGGAGGCGAAACGATGGAAAAATGGGAGAATGTCTATCGCCCGAGAACCTTTGATGAGGTTGTCGGTCAAAAAGTAAATACGAGGATTTTGGAGTCGACTTTGGACGACCCATATCACACGATGATATTCCAGGGCACGTCTGGGTGCGGCAAGACGACTGTTGCACGAATCTACGGGAATATGCTGGACGCGAACATTCTTGAGGTCGACGCGGCATCCAACAACGGCGTGGACAACATGCGCGAGATTCTCGACCTCGTGCGTTTGCAGCCGTTGGTGAACAAGTATCGGGTGGTCATCATCGACGAGGCACACATGCTGTCCAACGGCGCGTGGAACTCGGCACTGAAAGCAATCGAAGAGCCGAACGATTCCACGATTTGGATTTTCTGCACGACGGAGTTCAATAAGGTACCGAACACGATTCGCGGTCGCGCGGTGACGTTCAAATATTATCCTGTAAAGGAAGACGTTATCATTGGGCGGCTCAAGACCATTCTGGAAGCGGAGGGGAAGGAACTCAACGACGATGTGCTACGCCTTATTGCAGGGAACTGCAACGGGCAGGTACGCGACGCGGTGAAGAACTTGCAGCAGTGCGTTTACTCCGAAGTCGAAACCGAGGAACAGTTCAACAAACTTTTCGGCATTCCAGACACGGCAGGTATGCGTGCGTTCATCAAATCGACGCTTGACAAGCAGCCGAAGAACGGGCTGAAAGTTATCAAGCAGCTTGATGTGGACTTCTTTGACTGGAAATGTCGACTTGAGGGCGTTTTGCTCGATATGATGATGGCGCATTTCAATATCCAGCCGATGAAGTTGAGGGACGCAAAACAAGCGGCGGCGTTCGCGGAAATCTATGAAGAACATAGCCCGCGCGTGTTCGGTCTGTTCCTCGACAAACTTGCAAGGATTACGGATGCGAGGGACGCAAAGACCAGACTGATTACGCTCTGTCTGACGGGGGTGGACTAAGATGCCACTGTTCGTAATGCCAAAAAAGAAGGAGAGGACGTTTCCGATTTCCAGGGATATGAAAGTGGTCATCGACTCTGGTCTGCTGACAGAAAGTCAGGTGAAGAAGTTCGCCGACTTTCCAGAGCTGTTGGAGCTGGAAGTGGAAAACGAGCAGACCTATCCCGACATCTCGGTGCTGGAGAAAGACATTTTCGACGCGGTTCTGCGCAACGATTATCACAAGTTCTTTCGCTGTGTCGCGCGGGTGGGTGCGCGGGCGGACCTGTTGCCGAGGATTTACAATTGGCTGATTGCCAAAGAGGATTTCGACGTCAAGAGGGACCTGCCCTTACTCAAAAGAATCGAAGGCGCGAAGTCGGTTTTCAACATTTTCGATTACTGAACATATTTTCCTATCATCATAGTACTGTGGCTGGGAAATCTTTTTGAAAATATTTTTGAGAAAGTTGCGCAAATTGCTTGCGTAATTTTTTCTTTTGTGCTACAGTAAATACATCGCTGGAGGGACTGCGACGTCCAGGCGACTTAGGAGGATTGTACATATGTTCCGTAACACTTTGAGTGGTTTAACGAAGAGAGAGAAAGAGGTCTTTGACCAGGTGTGCGTGCACCTGAACGGGCTGATGAATAAGTGGGGCTTGCGCTCACTGGACGGTGAAGAGGACCAACTCTTAATCGACTTGTGGATGGATACCTTTCCGTACAAGACTGACGAAAACGGCAATTATGTCTATAGGACAGTTCGTGAGGAAGTCTGGCAGACGGTCAACGGTAAATATACCAAGGTCGTGAAAGAGAAGCAGGTTCGGGAGCTTGATTTTACGAAATCGCTCATCGAGTCCACGTCGGTCGGCATTTACAAATGGCGTGCCGAGCAGCTGTTCATCAACAAGTGCAAATACCTGTTCGGTGACCATCGAGTTCGCAAAATGAATGCGCAGGGCGTAGCCGAAACAACGACGGTAGTCGATGCGTGGGGCAATGTTCGTGTGCGTGCCGTATACGAGGAAGAGGTCGACCCGAAGAAGGTTAGCAAGAGAGACCTCTCTAAGAACATCAACGAGAGCGACCTTGCTCCCGAAGGCGAAGACCCCATCTCTATTGCAGACATCGCGGGAACGGTCGACGGCGGATACGAGGAATACATGTTCATGGATGCGCTGGAGCGCATTTGTGACGAAACCGAGTTGAAAGTTTGCAAAAAACTGCTCGGCGGCGATTCGAAGAATCAGGTTTACAAGGATTTCGAAGCGGAGGGCATCAAGTTCACGGCGCGGCAGATGGAAAATCTGAAAGCGAAGTTACTGCCGATTCTCAAGCCCTCGTACGCAAACTAAGGAGGATTTTCAAATGAAGAAGAGAAAAATTTTGTGGGCGATTATCAAGAACGACGCGGGGCAGGTTTGCCATCGTATTAGGGATGTAGTTCAAGTGGCTCTCGGTCGTAATGAAATGGTGGAAACAACGAAGCAATATATCCGCGAAAATTATGCGGGGTACACGGTTGAGTTTGAATTGAAATAAAAAGTTTGGCGGGATGTGTAAGCATCCCGCTTTCGTTTTGTATTATTTAATGAGGGTTGAAGGCGAGGTTATATTTTAAGAATTAGACCCTTAGCGAAAAGGTTTCACGATTGCAAGGAAATTCGCAAACCTTGTATACTGAAATAGGAAGTCCGTTTGCTAAATGCGGAACCAATCTAAATAAAAAGGAGAATGTAAAATGGATTTAGCGAAATTTGCACAAATGCCACCTGAGAACAACGGAGCGTTTCTGAAGTTCACGCCGAAGGAGAACATCAAGATTGTTCGTTTCTGCTACGAGAAGCCCGAGGACATTCAGTGCCGTCAGAAACTCTACGACCCCGCGACCAAGAAGGTTATCTGGGACACGCCCGAAGGCAAATGGACCATGTCATTGAAAGTCGCGGTATATACCAGCAAGTCGGCTTTCGAAATGATGACTTGGGACAGGTCGGCGCGGTTCGGTGCGGACACGCTGTTGCCCTTATTCGAAGCGGCTGGCGGAGACATCATCGACACCGTCTACAAGATTACCTGCTCGAAGGCGGGCACGCTCGACGCGACCTACTCGTTTTTCCCGCTGAAGGATAGCGACGCGTATGCGATGCCCGAGCTTACTCCCGCCGAAGGAGAAGCCGAGGAAGAAGACGAAGAGGTCGAAGAAGAGGAAGCGGCGGAAGAGGAAGAGGCTCCCGCAGCGGTTTCGGGAAAGAAGCCCGCAGCGGCAAAACCTGCTCCCGCGCCCGCGAAGACACCTGCGGCGGCAGCCCCCAAGAAAAAGAAAAATTTCTGGGAAGAGTAAGGCGGCGGAAAAGAGGACAGCGAGAGCCGTCCTCTTTTCTTACCCACTTTATTCGCGCCGTTGTATACGTAAGCGGAGGCAAGTTTTATGTACGATTTTGAACGCAAATTATTCAAGTGCTTTCCAGGTAGCATTATCAACGACAACGAGGAGTTCATAGCGCACCGTGAAAGCAACACGTACTTTATTTTGAAGTGTTGCGCGTGCGAGCGCGATGTTCAAGCCAAACTACTCATATGCTTTTCGCGTGCGGCTTTCAAGACCGTTTATGGAACGGACGACGCAAAGAGCGAGGCACTGCACGACTTTATCTCGCGCGGCGTTAACCGTTATCTGGGCACGGACTTTCCGGCGGCTGACTGGGAAGACATTTACGTCAAGTTGGGCAACGGGTGTAACAGAGACCTATGCAACCGTTTCATCAACAGCGGATTTGATATGACCTTATTGCGAGGCGAGAAATGACGACGGCGGAGAAGTGGCGGGAAGCCACCCGCAAGCACGATGAGCGTGCAAAGATTTTGGAAAAGGTCGGCAAGCCGAACGAGGCGCAACAGGAGCGTGAAGCGGCGAACCGCGCAAGAGCGAATGCGAAAAAGTGGGAGGTTAGAGTATGACGGCGAAAGAGGAATTCCTCAAATTCATAAACAACGCGAGCGACCAAACTCTGGCGATGGTGTTTCACCTCTGCAAGCGTTATTTGCCCGAAAAGGTAGATGACTACAAAGAGGTTGCGAGCGGCGAGTTCATTGCCGAGCTGGTCAAGGAAATGAACACGGAGCGCAGCGAGGACGACCTCAAAGAAAGCGGTTCAGCTCCCGAACTTACTCACAACGAGCGTTTTCTTGGCGTGTTCGACTCGCTGGTGAGCATCAGAACCTCGCCGAGGGACGGGGACACTGCGGTGCTGTCTGGCGCGGAGACTCACTGGGTGTTCTTTAACGGCACTTGGAGTTGTGTCGACAAAACGCCGATTACGGTTCGTACAACCCAGACGCTTTACTTCGACTATGACGGAGATACGTGGGACGTTGAGAGTCCTAAAGCGATGTATCCCAATCTGGTCGCGGGCAAGGACTATGCGGTTCTGCGCAAGGGTTCTATTCTTGTGTTCGACTACGACGAGTGGGAGCTGGGTCGGCTCAAGTTCAAGGGCAAGACTTTGGACGGGAAAAGCACAATCACGTTCAGCAGTCCGACTGCTATGTTCGGCTCTGGTTGGTTCGAGGAGGTAAAGAAATGAAACTTGATTTAATCACACCGCCGTTCGAGCGGAAAATCGCAGCCGATTTTGTCGTGTTCAAGGGCAAGCCTGTCGAGCCGCAGGAAGACCCCGAGGGTTTCCTCGCGGGTGACCCATACGTTTACGGCTACTTAACCAAACGCCGCAACACCGAAGAGAATCCAGCATACCTGAAATACTGCATCGAGCGAGAGGAAAAGGGTGTGATGATGTCGTACATCTGCATACCCGAAACCATTCGGCAATGGTCTGGCGCGGTCGACCGAAAACATCAAATGATTTTCGACGGCGACATCGTGCTGTGGTACTTCAACGACCACGGCGGGAATGACCGAGTGCTGGCGTATGAAGTCACCTGCCGAAACGAGTATCAAGAGTACCTGCCTTGCGGGTTTCTACTGAAAGGAACGTTAAAGCCGCTTTCGCGCGAGGTCATGGACGATTTGGAGGTTGTGGGCAACGTGTACGACAACCCCGACCTTATTGCCGAATACAAGGCAAAGGACGACGCGCTCGCAGACAAGCGTTCGTATTAAGGAGGAGCTATGACCTGTCCGAAATGCGGTGCGAGCTGCACGGTTCACACTGTCGAGACGATATTCACGTACGGTCGGCGTTGGTGCTGTACGCGGTGCAATTGGATGTCGAAGCCATTTTGATTACCGACGGTGGATATTTTATCCACCGTTTTTGGTATAATATGAGTACGGAGATTTAATTATGTCAATGATATTTTCACAAGGCTTTAATGACACTGCGTTGCGCTTTGAAAAGATTAACCATCACAAGCGTGCGTATGACCTGCAAATGGTCGGTGATGTTGTCATCGGCGGGGACGAGCTGGTGGTGGACGGTGATGCCGTTCTGGTGTCCGACTCGATTCTGTTTGATGGCACAGACTTTCGACCACTGGTCACAGGGTGCATCAAGTCGTTCGCCAATGTGGACGGGGTGGTGGGTTTCCTCAACTACGATACCAAGACCAGAGAGCTTTTGGTGGTAGGGGATTATCTCGGTCGCGTGCCACTGTATTACTACCGCCAGAAGAATTTGTTCGGCAACAAGATTCTCATCGCCAGTGAGCTCAAATGCTTTTTCGGCTTGCCGTTGAAGGACGTCAAACTGCTGGGGATGGGCGAGTATATTACGATGCGGGACGGTATGTTCTACGTCGGCTCTTACTCGACCATAAGCAGGGAACTGATAGCGGACGATGGCACTGATGAGTCGGTGCTGACGAGCATTCGCAACCTGTTGACGTCGGCGGTTGCGAAGATTGTAAACAACACCAACGGGATGTGCGTGTTCCTCTCTGGCGGCGTTGACAGCACGGTGTGTGCGGCTCTGGCGAAGAAGTTCAAGCCCGACATAACGGCGTACACGTTCTCAGTCGGTGACAAAGGCAAAGCCGACCTTTACTATGCGAGACGGGCAGCGGCGGAGTTAGACATTCCGCTGACCGAGGTCATTGTGACGCAGGAGCAGGTGCTGGCTGACCTCAACGAGATTATCTATTTCAACGAGGACTCGAATTGGACTCAAATCACGAGCGCGGTCGGTCAATACTATCTTGCCAAAGCCGCCGCCAAAGACGGATTCATTACCGCGCTGTGCGGTGACCTGTCCGACGAGATTTTTGCAAGTTATCCGCAGATTGAGCGGTGGTCGTGGCGCGACGAGCAGTATGTGGACGCGAGAACGAAACTCATCAACAAGGCGTGGATTAATCCGAACCGTTCGGTAAAGGTTATGCTCAACGCTGGCGGGATTTCGTACGTCGACCCATTCAGCGACCGCGAGTTTCTCGAGTTCGCAAGCAACGTGCCGCCGAGATTCAAGGACGGCAAGTTACAGGGCAAGCGCGTGAACAAATGGCTGTTGCGCTCTGCGTTCAACGACCTTATTCCGACAGAAATCGCGACACGTGCGAAAGGATGTCAAGGGGCGGTGAGTTTTGTCGACGAGATTTTCAACTCGCCAGAAGGCAAGAAGTTGATAAAGGATACCTATGAGTCGATGTTCAATCACGACGGGAAGATTGTGAACGTGGTGAAGAGATGATAATCGATTTTTGGGTTAACAAGTTGGGGCGTTCGGTTCAACTCGATGTTTCGGAGGACGGGAAAGTCATTAGGGACGTAGAGCGAGATTATGTTTACAAGCAGGATTGCAATTCGGACGGCTACCTTACTGTTCGGGTGCGCCACGTTCGCACGACTGTTCATCGTCTGGTCGCGCTCGCTTTTTTGGGTGAACGCCCAGAAGGAATGGTGATTGACCATATCGACCGCGACAAGACAAACAACCATATTTCGAATCTGCGGTACTGCTCGTTGAGCGAAAACAGCAAGAACGTTTCAGAAGAAACAATTAGGGTTTCGACTGAGAGAATTGTAGAAGCACAAAAGATAGTTGCGAATGCTCGGCGTGGGGTTCGCAAGGCAGAGTGGAGGTTTTAATGACAACTTACGCAGATGAGCTTATTATTCGATACGTCAGCGGAATGCGCTCAGCGATTGACTACGAGCGTATGGTGATGTATCCGAACAAGATGGACACGAAAGACATCCGCGCGTATGACAAAGACTTCTACGACCCGACGGCTACAAAGATTTCGTACTTCTACGTAACGGAAAAGCGACCCGAGGTCAAGTCGGCAAGCAAGATGCCAGCCGAGGTGTCCTTAATCAACAAAGAGTTCGTAGACAATCCGCGCTCGCAAAACTACAATATGGCGTATCAAGTTCGCCGCTGGGGTAAGTCGGCAATTGAAATCAGGCAGGACACCCCGACGTTGGAGGAACTATTCCACTTCATAAAGAATTGGGACAACACGTCTGGCAAGAAATACGGGGCGCGGCTTGCGAGTTCGTACGATAAGAACTTTTTCGCGCACCACCTCGCTGAGGTTCGCGACCGAGTGCAGACGTTGTACTTCTGGCTGGACGGTAAGTTGGTCGGCTACTCTATTTTGGAGATTCCGAATGGAGAGGAGCGCGATGGCGGATACTTGGTGTCACGGTATGGACCTCGAAAGGTGGATATCACTGCGGGTTCGAATCTCTGCCAATACGTGGACTATATGGCAATGAAGCATTTGCACTTGCAATGCGAGCAGATGTTCGGCAACGGAGACTTTATTCTGCACTGGGGTGCGGCGGAGAAGGGCATTCGACTTTACGAGCGCAGGAACTTTCCAAACTACCGCGAGGACATTTATCTGCAATATGTACTGCACCCAGTTCAAGTGCGGAACAGAACTTTGTTCTAACGGCTATTTTAATTATGAAGTATCGAAATCTTAAAGCGGTCAATTCGACCTGTCGTATCTGGGGCAAGAGCCCTCGTGCGTGCAAGAAAGTCTACACCAGAATTATGCGGGCGCGTGTCAATCAATCGGTGAGGAAGGAGTTAAGCGATGAGCGATAAAAAGCAAAAGCAGTTTCAAGTCAAGATTCTGTTCGACCGTCAGGAGTCGAATCTGTTCGGCGGTCTGGGTGCGCAAGGCGTGACCCTAATCTTGGACGAGCCGACTAAGAACACGGTGCTTGACCATTTCCTCAAGCAGGAGAGCGTTCTCACGGTGACGTTGAACGATTTTTCCACGCGGTACATCAATACAAAGAATATTCTTTACATTGATGTAACTGAGGCGGCAAGTGAGGGAGAGAAGAGTGACGTTTAAGTCTGTTCCGAGTTTGTTGAATCTTTATGAGATTTCAGACTGTGGCACTGTGTTACGGGATTGCGAAACTAAGAAGCAGGTTCGTTTTTACGATGGTAATTATATCTGGTGCTATATACGGGATGTTCGACTCGCGGGGTTGCAAAAGGCTAAATTTTCAATGCACGACAAAAAGCCAAGAATAACTGTATATGTTCATCAGCTGGTAGCTGAGGCTTGGATTGGTGAGAAGCCGCAGGGTATGGGGGTCGCCCACATTGACAGGAATCGAAAGAATAACCACTTTACTAATTTGCGCTTTCTGACTTATTTAGGGAATTGGGATAATCAAGAAGAGGAAAAGAAAGAGGAGTTGAGGGCAATGCGCCGTTCGATGAAGTATGGGAGAGCCAAATGAAAGTAGAACGGATTGCTAGGGCGTTAGGCTCTAAACTCATATCAATCCATTTTAAGAACGGCGGCACGCTGATGGTGGGTGACGAAACGACGTATCCAGCGGAATCTCTATTGCACGCCAAGGGATTGATGGAGCTGGAAGTGGTAAATATGGAGCAAGGCAGGGCGTTGGCTTTCGCGGTCACCCCGATTGGAATTATGGGAGCATCTATCCCTGTCAAGGAGCTGTTCGTGGACAAGAATTTCCTTGATGTAGAAACAAGCAAAACTATGGGAGTATGTTATGACGAAGACGAAAAATCTTAAAGCATTTGAGCTGGTGCTTATCGGTCATCCCGATAAGGTATGCGACCTCGTGTCGAAGATGGTATGCGACGCTAACAAGGGCGGGCGCAACGCTATCGAGTGTTGCTGGGGCAATCAGCTGTTTATAGTGAACGGCGAGACGGACAAGAAGTGGAAGGCGGACGAGGTTGAGACGCTGGTGCGCAACATTCTGACCAATGACATTGGGCTTACTCCCGAAGAGATGCGCAGCATTGTCATTATGAACAACCTCAACATTCAGTCCAGCGAAATCAACGACATTGTCGGCGAAAGCGGCACGGGAGACAACGGCATTTACTTCGGCGGATATCACAAGGTTTACAGCCCAGTGATTCGCCGCATGAAAGATATGTGCGCCGCCCTCACTGCGCCTGTGTTGCGTGAGTGGGGATACCGCACGGACGGCAAGTTCATTTTCAACATGGACACCAAAGGCAACGTAACCGACCTTACTATCAATTGTGCATCGTTTGAGAACGTGGCGTTCGGACCAAACCGAGTCGCGCTCGAGAGCTTTATTCACACGTTTACGGGTTCGGGAACGACGGTGATTATCAATCCTAAGGGCGATTGGCACAAGTGCCACGGCTTTGCGGACTGCGGGCTTACGGGTCGCAAGTTGGCGTGCGACGGTTCGTGTGGACTGTTCAGTCACGGCGGGGGAGCGATGTTCGGCAAGGACATTTCGAAAGCGGACGTTACGGTTCCTCTGTTCCTCGAGCACCTTGCTAAAGAGAACATCGGGCGCAAGAAGGTATGCGGGTTCTCGGCGTGGAGCATCATCGGGGACACGAACCTCGAGGTATTCAAAGACGGCAAGCGGTTCGGCGTGATTCCTTATTCCGAAATGAAGGAATACGTAGCCGACAAAGAGCTGAACCTGTTCGGCGTTCTCAAATAAGCGTTATTTTAATCAGGAGGATGAAACTATGAAAAAGTTCGCAAAGATTCTTATGCCGCTTATGCTGGCGGTGTGCTGTCTGTTCGCGTTGACGGCGTGCGACGAGAAAGACTATGTAGGAACGTTCCGTCAGGAGTTCCATATGACGGTGACAGAGGTGGTCATCAAAGAAGATCGCACGGTAACGTATACGATATGGGAAACTGTGAACGGCGAGCAGGTGAAGAAAGGTCAGGTAACCGACGGCTCGTACGATGCGGACAACAACATTCTCACTGTTATCGTTGAGGGCGTGCCGCTGGAGGCGTATCTGTCGGAAGACAAGAACACGCTCACGATGTACAATCCAGCGTACAGCAAGGAAACGCCAGTAATGATTTTGACGCGGGTTTCCGAAGAATAAACGAAAATACGACGAGATTTGTATAAATGAGTATGCGAAGGCATACTCATTTTGCTGTCAGGAGGAGTTTGTGGCAAAGATAATTATTTCGGCAGATATTCATTTCTGCAAAAGAGAGTCGCTGGTGGACAACCGTTATCCGTTTTTGGCGCGGTCGTTCGAATGGCTGAACAAACTGAGCGAGGAGATTCCGAATTCGCTCAATGTGGATTTGGGAGATATGTTTAACACATCACACCTTACTGCTGAGGACGTAGCGGTGTTGGAGTCGATACCGTTCAACCGTTCGTGGCATTGCATTACGGGAAATCACGAGCAGGACGGTCAGAACTCTCTGCTGAAATACTTCCGCGACATTCACGTAATCTATGAGAAGCCGCAGTTGAAGAATTTCGGCAAAGACATCGGCTGGGCTTTATTCATACCGTACACGAAGACGCCGACTCCGCTGTCGGAGCTTTTGAAGAAGTTGTCGCAGTCGGAGCGGGTGGTGGTGTTCTCTCACTGCGACTTTGTAGGCATGTTCGGCACGGGAGAAGAGGCTGGATACCGCATTGACGAAATCAACAAAGAGCCGCGCATCAAGATGTGGTTCAACGGACACTACCATCAGAGAATGACGTTGAGCGACAAGATTCAGGTTGTTGGCAACCTGTGCGGGCAGAACTTTACTCAGAACTTTGACCCTCACGGTGTGGCGGTCTACGATACCGAAACTAACAAATACGAATTCATCGAGAATCCGTTCGCGCTGGTGTTCGGCAAGATGGATACGAGCCAGCCGAAGTGCAGGGACATTCGCAAGGCGGTTGAGTCCGACAAGGTAAAGAGGTACGTCCTCGCCATTCAAACGGACTCGGAGTTGAAGCCAGCGATGAAGGAGTGGGCGGACAAATATCTGGTGGCGAGCCGTATATTGACATCGGACGTTGCGGGTGCTGGTCTGGGTTCGGAAGAGGTCGAAAACGACGAAGCAACGACCGTCGACCATATCGGACTCTTTTTCAAAGAGGTCGAAGAGCGTTACGGGAAGGAGATTGCAGATGCGATTCGATAAGTTGGAGGCTGAAAATTTCAAATCTTTTGAGCGGCTGAGTGTTGCTCTGGACGGACACGGTTTCGTCAAAATCGACGGCGTGAACAACACTGACAATTTCAGCGAGTCGGTGGGTTCGGGAAAATCTACGATAGCCGACGCGTTGTCGTACGCCCTTACTGGAGAAACGGTTAAGGGCAACTCGTCTATGAACGACGTGAAGAATATGTACACCAAGGGTGTGTGTCGGGTCGCGGTCGACTTCGAGCACAACGGAGTGGAATATCAAATCGTGCGCGGCGAGAACGAGCTGACGATTATCGAGGGTGGCGTAAACATTTCGAAGCACCTCAAGCGTGAGACGCAGGAACTCATCAGCCAGAAGTTTCCGATGTTCACCCCGACCTTTATTGGCGCGACGGTAATCATCGGACAGAATATGCCGAATGCGTTCACAAACAACAAGCCGTCTGCGCGTAAGCAGATTTTGGAGGAGCTTACCAACTCGTCTTTCATGATTGAGGAAATCAAGACGATGCTGGCGGAGCGTAAGACCGATTGGCAGTCGGAGGTTGGCAGACTGACTACGGACATCGTGGTGTTGGACACGCAAATCAACGGAAACAGGACGACCATTTCGCGTGCGCAGGAAAAGATAAACTCTCTGCGCGATTCGAGAGAAATCGAGGCGGAGTTGGCAGAGGTCGCGGCGTTCATCGTGGAGGCGGAGAAGCAGCTCGGCGTACTCAACACCAACTTTACTGCATTATCCGAAGCGAAGGACGCGGAATCTGCGACGCTCAACTCGCTGTCAACGCAGCTAGATGAGGCGCGTGTCCGTCATTCTGAGGCAACGATGAAGGCGATGGAGACGATGCTGGCTGACCGTTCTGCGGTGGACAAGCAACTGACAGAAGTGCGGGGACAATTCGCGGCAAAGAAAGCGGAGATTTCGAAACTGCAGAACCACATACAAGAGCTGAAGAACGCGCCGACACACTGCCCGACGTGTAAGCAGCCTTTACCAGACGCCCACACAATCGATACCACGGCGCAAGAGGAGGAACTCGGTTCGTTGGTCGCTGAGCTGAATGCACTCCAGGAATCTGGCGCGGCTCTGGCTGAGTCGTTGAAGCCGTTGGATGAAAATATCCAAAAATTCAAGCAGGAAAATCAGACCAACGACGAGATTGAGGGGCTGAGAGAAAGCATCGGAGAGTGCAGATCTCGTGTAGCGGAAATCACATCCAAGATGTCTATTTGCAAGACGACGATTTCGAACGGCGAGGCAGAAGTGCGCGAGGCAAAGTCGAAGGAATCGAGCTTGCAGGTGCAGCTGGGTGAGGTGGATTCGGTGCGCTCTGGGTGTCTGGACGACATCAAGAGGGCTGAGGGAGAAATCGCGGCGGCGGAAGAGAGCAAGTCGAAACTGACGGAAGAGCTTGAAAAGAAACAGGCGAGACTGTCGACCTTGAACCAGGTCATTTCGTTCGCAACCCGCGACTTCAGAACCATCTTACTGTCGAGCATTATCAAGCGGCTGGACGCGTATGCGAAGTCGTATTGCAAGAAGATGCTGGACACGACGGAAATCGATTTCAAGGACGACGGCAACAATATCTCGATTTCGTATCGAGGGCGTGACTTCGGCGTGCTGTCTGGCGGTGAGAGTCAGGTGGTAAAGATGTGTATCACTCTCGCGCTCAAAAAGACGCTCGAGGACTTGGTCGGGTTCACAACCAACATTATGTTCTTTGACGAGATTCTCGACAACTGCGACAAGGCAACGGCGCAGCAACTCATCGAGTTGGTGTCTGGTCTGGAACTGAGTTCGACGTTCTTTATCTCTCACCACGACGATGTGTACCTGCCTGTGGACAAGACGTGGACGGTGACGAAGACCGACCGAATATCCACCCTGCAACTCTAATAAAGATAAGCCGCCTTTCGGGGCGGTTTTCTTTTGAAATAAAATAATTTTAATTAAAATATTTTTTCATGTAAACGCTTGCAATCTTAAATAAAATGTGCTATATTAGGCACAAGGTTGGAAGTGATAAACACCCAAACCTCAAAGGAGAATCGAACATGAACAAGGAAAGAATTTCAGTAGTAAGCAAAGACGCGGCGTGGGCGTTGGCAAACAGGCTTTTCCCCACGGACTACGACAGGGACGCGCAGAGAAGTGAAAACGCAGGGTATGACATCTATGCGTGCAGCACTCAGACCGAGAACAATTGGATTTGCGATTTGGGTGACAGGCTGGAAATCAATCTCGGCGCGGACACCATCAACATCTGGATTGAGAATCCCGAGCTTGAGGCGGCTACGAAAGAGATTGAGCAGTTGCGCGAGGTTTGTATGAACCAGGTGCACAATGTGACCGAGCTGTCGGAGCAAGTTGCGGCGCGTGACGCCATCATTGCGGAAAGAGACAAAGAAATAGTGGAACTCAAAGCAAAACTGTATGACCTTATTGTGGGAGGTAAGAACTAATGAAGACGCTTGAAAGAAAAGGAAAGAGACTCATCTGCACAAACGAAGCCGAGTGCCGCGCTCTGGAAGAGTGCGGCGGGTGCACCGAGGACGGGCGTGAGTGTCCATTCGCTAAGGTCGAGACAATCGTTGAACCGATTTACGAGATAACGACCTGCTGTAAGAAGTGCGGCAAAATGATGCCGAAGACCAATCCGTTCATCAAAGAGAACAAACTGATTTTGGTCGACGAGTGCGAGCACTGCTACCGCCGCAAGCCCGCCATCAGCGAAGAGTTGGCGGTGCAGTTCCCGAACCTCACAGCCTTAATCAAGGAGCTGAGCGCGTGGACGTTTGACCTGTTGGACGACGGATTTATCCTCGATATGGAAAGCCGTTTCCGTTTCAAGTTCAAGGCGGACAAGAAGCACATCACAATCTGGGACGAGAACGAGGCGTTTAACATCAACGTGGACGAGGAAGATATGGCAATTTGCCACGCGGGTGCAAAGGAGTTCGGCGCGGAATACAAGAAGCCCGAAAGCACCATCGAGAAGATTCAGGGACGTCTGCTGGAAGCCCTCAAGAAAGACACGGGGAAAGACCTCGTACTCGAGTGGGAAGACGGCGTAGTGATGTCGGCGTGGTTTTAAGAAGTGGCGGCGGGCGAGAGCTCGCCGCTTTCCTTATTATGACCGTATTTGTATAAAGGATTAGGCGGGTTCGCCAAGGAGGAATTATCATGACGAGGTTTCAGGTATTTGAAACGAAGGAACAGGCGGAGGAGTGCGTAAAGAAAGACGGCGGCATCCTCTGCGACAAGAACGACGAGGATTATGATGCATGCGTTTATCTCGGAGGGCTGGACAGCAAAAAGTATCCGTACTGCGTTGTCTGGAAGGGGGTGTGATATAATAAGGGTTGAACCTTTGCAGTGGTTCAAAGACAACGCTATGGAATACGTGGAGATGGTTACATGTCGCAGGTGTTCGCGAGCTTTTGAAGTGACGTGAGCAAGAACGAGGAAACGGCGGACGAAATAGAGTGACAAAGGTGTATAGGGTAGCATGGACGAAAGGATTGTAGACACTTCAATATTAAGCGTTGACCAAAAGATGTGCTGGGACGCCCTCAATGCTGGGGAGAACTTGTTTGTAACCGCACGCGCGGGTGCTGGCAAGTCTTTCCTTATTGACTTCATACGAGCGAACTACAAGGGTCGAGTATTGACGACGGCAAGCACGGGCATCGCGGCGAACAATGTCGGCGGGCGCACGTTGCACTCGCAGTTCCTCATCAATCCCAGTGCGCCGAACGCAAAGGAGAGCGCGAATAAGGTTGATGCTGGTAAGCGGGGTTGGGCTGTCCGTTCGGCAAAGTTACTCATAATCGACGAGATTTCGATGGTGTCGGACGCTCTGCTCGAGTGTGTGAGCGAGATTTGTAAGATGGTGAGGGATTCCTCACTTCCGTTCGGCGGGGTTCAGGTCGCGCTGTTCGGTGACTTTTTGCAGTTGCCGCCTGTGTTTAAGGGCACGTCAGCCAACGATAAAATCTGCTGGGACTGCAAGTGTTGGAAAGAGGCAAACATCAAGACGATGCTTATGACATCGAATTTCCGTCAGTCTGGGGACGACGAGTTCTACCGTATCCTTACTCGGTTGAGGTACAACAAGTTGAACGCGCAGGACATTGCACGTATCAAGTCGCGCGAGGTTCCCGCCGATGACACGGCAATTCGGCTGTTCTCGACCAACGCAGAGGTTGACCAGTACAATGTGTTCAAGTTCAACAAACTTGACCCCGCCACGGAGCGAAAGTTCCGCGCGGATTCCTACGGAGACGAGAACCTTATTCGAGCGTATTGGAAAGACTCGCTAATTCCAGAGGAGTTGGTGTTGCGTGTCGGTGCGCGGGTGATGATGTGTAAGAACAAGGACGTTGACGGAGGGTATCTGTTCAACGGCTCTCTGGGTGAGGTCATCGGGTTCTCTGGCATTGGAACGGAGGATGAGGGGTTCGGGCTTTCCGATACCTACGGCAATCCCATCGTGCGGTTTGACAGCGGCATCGTGTACACGGTCGAAGAAGAGACCATCTTTAATCCGACCGAGAAAAACGAGCGCGGAATTGACGTCACGCTGGCAACCATCAACCAGTTGCCGTTGCGATTGGCTTATGCTATAACCGTACATAAATCACAGGGCACGTCGGTTGACGCGGCATTTATTGATTGCTCAAGGATGTTTATGAATGGGCAAGTATACGTTGCGTTCAGTCGTGTGCGCTCGTTGGATGGTCTTTTTGTTACGGGTTTTAATCCTCATGCGAAGGCTACTTTTTCGAACTCTGAAATTGTGGATAGGTATGTGGTAATGGAGCAAGAAGCGTTCGAGCGAAACTCTGAATAATGACGGTACATACATCTCTGATTGTTATTTTTAACTATGAAGAAGATTTGTGTGCATTGCGGCTCTGAGTTTGATGCTAGGAATATGAGAGTTACTTTGTGTCCATCGTGCGTTCATGCGATGGACACTTGTCCTATTTGCGGAAAAGAGAAGAGTATTTGGAAAGGCACGTGTAGTCGTTCGTGTGCGGCAAAATTGCAGTGCATGAATAGCAACCCCCTAAACACTGAGAAAGCAATTGAGAAGAGGAAACAAACGTGCATGGATAAGTACGGCTCTACTGTGGCGTTGTGGGGTTCTAATAAGGAGAAAACCTTACAAAGAAACAGGGAGCGGTTTGGTGGAAATAGTCCATTTAGCAATGTGGCTGTTCAAAAGAAGGCTCAGGATACATGTGTCGCGCGGTATGGTGTTCCGTTCGGGGTGGCAGTGAGGAGGCACTTATGAAGAAGCGTAAAACTATGCTTGATAAGTATGGGGTCGAGCATAACAAGCATATTCATATGCGGAATGTGGATGACTTGACAAGGGAGTTTATCGAGGCGCGTTTTGTGGATGAAAGGAAGCACGTTGATTTCGATAGTTTGATTGATTATTTTGGCTTTAGTGGAAGTGGTCATGCACGTCGTGCTTTGGCTCGTTTGGGGGTTGATTGGGTCAGGAATTATCAGGCGCAGCAGAGGGAGCTTGAGGATTTTGTTCGGTCTGTGTGTGGTTGCGATATTGATGTAAACACACGTACGTTTATACCGCCGCTTGAGTTGGATATTTTGATTCCAGATAAGTTTGTTGCTTTTGAGTATAATGGGACTTACTGGCATTCTGATGAGGTGTTGCTTAAAAAGAAGGGGATGACCTCAGATGAGTTTAACTCAATTAAGTTGGCTCGGTGCGCGGAAAAGGGAGTGCACCTTTATTTTATAACAGAGGACGCTTGGGTAAATCGTAGAGATGAGACGGAGCGTTTTGTAATTGAGGTGCTGAAATGAAATTGACGAAAAGACTCCGCAGAAAGATAAATCGCAAACTGAAGTCGAATTGGACACAGGAGAATCTGCTGACGGCGGCGTTCAAAGCGCAAGTCGAGGCACAGCTCACGTCGCGCATTCGCAAGGCAAAATCATACGAAGAGGTTGATATGATTTTGCACGAGTTTACCATAAAGCCGTTGAAGCAATCCATCCTCAACCTGTCGAACTCGACTTTTGCAAAGTCGGGCAAGGAGTTCGAGTTGATTGTCGGCGCGTTCATTCAGAATCCACGGAACAAGTACTTGAATTTGCGGGCGAAAAATCTGCTGAACAACAAAGAGGACTACGACAGGTTCATGGAGGCGTTCAGGCATAACGTGTCCTTAATCAAAGACCTGCCGCAGGACATCGCGCTCGATATGGAAAGGGCGTATAAGAGAGGGACGGCGTTTCGCGGTACGGAGTTTGCCAAAGAACTGACGGAGCGACTGGGCAAGCGAGCGCGGGTAATCATCCGCACAGAGTCTGCAAAAATCACCTCGACGCTTACCCAATTACGTATGCAGAAAATCGGACTGAACGCTTACATCTGGTCGACAAGCGAGGACTCGCGGGTGCGTAGTTCCCACTCTATTCTGGACGGGGTGCTGTTCTTTTGGAATGACCCGCCAACGATTGACAACTACCAGAACCACTGCGGTCGGTTCATTAATTGTTTTAGTGGTGAAACAGAAATAAAAACTCTCTACGGAATAAATAAGGTTTACCGCAGAGAGTATGAGGGGGAAGTCTTTGATTTAACTTTCGATGATGGCATTACCGTCACTGTTACACCTAATCACCCATTCGTGACTCCAGTCGGTTTCCGTTCGGTCAAGGAGTTGGAAGAGGGGGACTATGTTATAGGGAGTCGCGGATTTGCTCATGGGAACAATGTAGATGACCTTGTAATTTCCTTTGAGCAGCTCTTTAAGTTTTTTGCCTTTATGTGTGCTGGGCATCTTGAAAAGGAATTGAGCAACGGGTTCGACTTCCACAATGACGGAATCGTTGATAAAGAGGTCGACATTGTATCCGTAGATAGCTTTTTGCGGAGTGACTTTATATCCGAACTTTTCAAATTCCTGTCGGACTTCGTTTTCAAAGAATCCGATGTGCGCGTGCATAGTTCCGTTGACCTCTCTTTTAAGGGCGCGGGCGTGGAGTTCGTCAGCGGTGTACTTTCTGCCGCGCAGAGTCTCATTGGCAGATTTGGTGAGCTGTTTGAGTTGGTCTTGCGGTGTGTTTTGGAATCTGATAATATTGGCTTGGCTACCAGTACGCTCTTTGATTCCGTTGTTGTTGAGCAGTCTCACAATAACTCCACGGTCGACGTTGAATTCTTTGGAAAGGCTGAGAACAGACTGACCTTTATTAAATTTGTCAATAATTTTATTCGAGGGGAGTTTGCTTTGCGCAGGGGGGATGTTGAGTGTGAATGGGAGTCCGAGACGAATAAATCCATTCTTGAGCGTGTCGCTCTTGCATCCAAGGATGGAAGCGACCTTGCAAATAGGGATTCTATCGATGGTGTGCATTTTGTGCGCCTTGTGAAAAAAGTCAGAAGAATAGATTCTTTGTTTGTTCATAACATTGAACATTATACTGGAATTTATCAACTTTGTCCAGCGATTTTTGTGGGAAATTGTCGGTGCGTTCCGATTCCAGTGGCATCGCTTGACGACATTCAATTTCCCATCAAAGTGGCTCGCGGGCTGAACATTCAAAGCCACTGGATAAAGGGTGGCAAAGGAAAGTACGAGACCAAGATTGTCGATGGGGCAATAATTACGTATACGCGCGAACAATTTATCGCGGAGTTTGGTAAACAGTTCTCGTAGCGGTTGTACTTATTAATGAGGGTTGCAAGAAGAATGAATAATTTAGACCTTAAAGATGAGATTATGAATTGGAAAGAACACTTGCCGCTTGCGGTGGGGACTGTGGTCTGGTTCATTGATAGCGAGGGCAAACTCTGGGAGACGAAAATTGCTGAGTTTGTCATTGGAGACCGAGTTCGGTTTCGCCTTGAAAAGAACAGCACATATTTGACTGCGCTTTCCGCGCTCGGCAAGACGGTGTTCCTGTCGAAATCAGACGCGGAAGCGAAATTGAGGGAGAGAAATGGATAGGAACACGCTCATCGAGACTTTAATGGGAATGCGCATTCAGCTCCGCGCAAGCGGTGATTCGCGATACGCGGATTTTCCGACACCCGACTTTGCAGCTCAAATCGCTGATGCTCTGCTCTTGCTTTGGAACGAGGAGGGAGAGGATTTTGACAGCACTGATTTTGATTAACATAACGTCCACGATTTTACTCATGTATCTGATATGGTTCGGGGTTTCTGGCGGCTTGCGCCGTTTGATTGAGAGGTCAAATGAGCGAAGCCGTCTTTATTCCATCCCTCGCAGCGTGACCCGAAAAATGATTGCGAGCGGCGGTGCGCTTGACATTGCAATGGGTTTTATGGAAACGAGTTGCAAGTTATGCCATTATCTGCGTGGCGATTATGACGTGGATGACTTCTTTGAAATGGAGTTCTTGCTGTCGGACTATGTGGAAAGTTTGCCATTGTGGAACGCCATGCTTGCGGCTTTAATGTTGGAGAAGAGGCACTTGAAATACCTGCGCAAGTATCCGCATTATCTTATGATTTTTGAAATTGACTTTTCGTGTGTAGCGGGTCTGGTGCGCCGTCTTTCCAAAGAGCACCATATTTTTGTATAGTTAAACGAGGTGTTTTATGAGCTTTAATGTTACAGGTCAGCGTTCGCTGTTCGGTGGCGCGGCAAAAGATGGAATCGTTCGTGAAAGGCGTGACGGCTTTACGCTGTGCCGCTACTCTATAACGGCGTTTGAAAACTTGAAGAAGACGGAAATCGAGATGCCCTCGTGCGAGAATAAGATGTTCTCGTTTTTTCACACGAACAAGATTCGGTTTGCAGTCCACTATCCGATATGGAAGGATGACGACCATGAAACGGACTACAATTTCAGTTTCGCGCTGTTCGATGCGTTCGGCAACATTACGACGCTTATCGATATTGACGAGAGCGACCTCTGCCAAGACGACGGTGACCGCTCTTACATACCGAAGAACGCCGAATACCTTATTTATGGCAAGAGCCAAATAACGGAGCTGTGCAACTATCTGTTGCTCAAGCGGTCTGGGGTGTCGGTTGACGAGGTGGTGGAGAACTCGTTGGCGTTGTGCCGCAAAGAGGGATTTCCTTATCCGACGCTCGACCCGCTCAAACTCAAAGAGAGCTGGCTCAACCTGTGCGGGTTGCACTCGCCGCAGAGCAAGACCTCGACCACGGGCAACGATATTATGCGGCACTTCCACCAAAGCATTTACGCGTATCGTTCGGGTGATACGCCGTCCTTGCTCGAAGCATGGGAAGACGACGAGATTCTGCGCAAAATCATCAAGAACAGGATACTTTATTCTGGCGTGAAGATTATCAACGGGAAGGCATTCGTAACGCCGCAGACCGTAGTCTTAGGTCTGAACCAGGCAAAGGTGGCGGCGAAGATATCATTATTCCGACCCGCACTGGCACGGTACCTCATTGAGAAATACCTCGGCGATAAGGAATATATCTACGACGCGTTTCAAGGTTTTCTCGGTCGCGCTCTGGGTGCTGGCTCTCTGGGCAAGAAGTACCGCGCAGGGGACATCAATGAGACAACGCTTGCAGAGGTAAAAGCGGGATGCGAGTTCTTAGGAGTGGACATTCAAAACTGTCTTAATGACGCGTGGAACGAGGGGATTGAAGACAAGTTCGGACCTGTTGATTTTAACAAGGTGGGGATGTTGACTTGCTCGCCGTATGGCGTTGGAAAGAGGGAAGTTGAGCGCGAGCTGTCCAACGGCGTTAAGTACAAGATTTACGAGGGCGCGGCAATCGGTGCAAAAGAGAGCTGGAATGACTCATTTACGGACTCGGTGTACACGTATGACTGGGTGGAGCGAACCATTCTACTCAACCCGCATATTCAGCGGTTCGTGTTCGTGCTTGACAAGGCGGGGCAGTTTGAGGAGTTTGTAGCCGAAGAAATCATCACGGACACTGTGTTTGCACTTGTTCGTGAGCCTGTGGTGGTGATTGACCGCGACAAACTGCGCCCCGAGCATTTTCTGCACGGCGGCAAGTTGTGGGAGCAACAGCTCTGATGGCTACGCGCTCGGAATTGAACTCAACCTTATTCTTTTGTAACCGTTGCGGAAAGATTGTCGCAAGATATAATGAGGTTTTGGGGTATAAGCAACTGAGCGAGTTTGTGGAGGTTGAAAAGGGTGCGCCCGAATGCGACCAAGCAAATACGCATCTTTATTGCGTTGAGTGCGCGGCAAAGGAGAACATCAAATGAAGACCTATTATCACGCGACAGAACTATCCAACTTGGACTCAATCGTCTGCAACGGGCTTGAGCTCCGCAACATGGAGAAGTTGGTGTACCTGTGCGAGAAGCCAGAGGATTGTCTCAAATTCGCTCTGGTTCACGGCGTGCAGGGTGAGGTGCTAGTCCTTACTGTGGAGATGGACGAAGCAGATGTCGTTGAGACGTTTGATCACAGTGAGGCGTTTTTCAAGTGTCGGTGCTGGGGTTCTACTAAGGCAATCCCGACGTTTAAAATCATCGAGTATAAGAAATACACGATTGGAAACGGGAAATGATTATGAAGCGCGGGCAGTCTTACTGTATTGCTAAACTCCGACGGTACGCATATGCTTTATGAGGAAGAACAAAAATGAAAGACAAACAAGAGCAGATTGAGAAAATGGCGAAAGCGATGTATTTTAACATCGTTTGCGGAAACAAAAGTTGCAGCAATTGCTACGAAAAAGACACATGCAGAGACCACAATTGTGCAACAAGATTATACAACCAGAGCTACCGCAAAGCAAGCGATGTAATCGATGAGTTTATGGAAAGGTTGAGAAAACGGTTTGAGCAGACCGAAACAATCGCAAATTGTTTACATGGACGGACAAATACTGAAATTGACGGCATTATCAAGATAGTCGCCGCCGAAATGCGGCAGGTGGATTTGAAAGGAGATAAAAAAGGTGTATAAACAGATTGCTGAATAAAAGGAGCAAGAACACTGGTCGAGAAATTGTGCAAAATGTGGAACTTGGCATAAGAGGTCTATGAGGACGGAAAGAGGAGGGATAAGGATGTTGAACGCAAGTGAGGCAAATATGCGGGCAAGAGAGATTTCGAAGCGGTCTCAGGAGCGGCTTGAGAAGTTGCTGAACGATTCAATCGAGCGTGCAATTGACCAGACCGAGAAAAACATTGAGGAAGCGGTTGAGCGCGGGGCGTTCTCGTGTGACTCGCCAAACCTGTGCGGATCGGAGTTTACCGACGGAATCGCGCTGTCGATTGATGAAATAGAAGACACTTTGCGAGAAGCCTTAATATCGCATTTCAAGCCACTTGGTTACACGTTCGACGGTCTTGGGTGTAACTACCTCAAAATCATATGGAGATCGGAAAAAGAATGAGAAAGCGGTACGGAGATATCAAAAAGAGGCTTATTCGGACTCAGGGCATTGAACTGAACAATCCGAATATGCTGTACATTTTCACCGTTCGGGCTGACGGGTACGACGCGCAGCAGATGGAGAAATTGCGGCAGTTTTCGAGTATGCTGACCTCTCTGGGTGTTGCTCGGTTCGCGTTGCAAGTCGCGGGCAAAAACGGCGAGGACTGCATTGAGGTCTTACGGGTGGAGAGCGCAAAGGATTGAGCGGTCTGGCGTATACGTAACCATCAAAGGAGGATTGAACAAATGGGCAGTTTCAGTTGGAACAGAGCGGACAAGTTGGGCAAGTACGAAAACATCTACGGCGGGTGCGCGTTCAAGTTCCTTATTCCTAAGGAGTTCGGCGGCGGGTTTATCCGCGACCATTATCAGGATTACGGAGACCTCGGACCGCACGCGGACGAGCATTCGTGCGCCAAATATGACATTCACGAGATTCTGGCGTTTTGGAATCACGAGGCTGTGAAGCCGATGAGCACGAACAGCACGCGACAGGAAAAGGAGTTCAAGGTCGGCGCGGAGGTCACTCTCAACCTTGGAAGTGACGAGAGCAAGTGGCTACCCGAAATCTGGAAAGAGAACGGGCGCAAGTTCATTATCACCCACGAGTTGCGACCTATGTACAAGTTTGAGAAGCGCAAGTTCCTTATTTCCGCGCCGCTTGACAACATTCCGTTCGAAGAGAACTGCTTTGACCGCGAGACCAAGTACATTCCGCACCCCGCGCAGGGTTTGCTCTATGACGGGGACGTCATGCCGATGATGCCCGAACACAGCCGTTACACCTCGCACAATCGAACGCTTGGCATTTATCTTTATAATGAGGAAGTGGAGGCGGCGAAGAAGCGGCTTGAGGCTGAGGGCGTGTTGGACTATTGGAAACGACCCGAAACGCACCGCGAGTTCTATATGAAGTACCCGCCGAAGTTGGTTTCGGTCGGCTTTCAAGGAACGTACGAGGATTGCGAGGGGTACAGCGTTAGCGACCCAGACCAGGGTTTCCACCCTCGCGAAAGGAGAGTAGACCCGCCAATTCATAAACCGAGGTAATTTGTGAAGAGCTTTATTACGAGAAAATTGGAGCAACTTTTAGAGCGACTTTTTACGAGTCGCTCTGAGTTCTATACATTCGAATGCACCATCGGGTGGTACGGCAGTGAGGTTGTGGACTGCATTATGTACAACTGCAACCGCGAGACGGTGTGTTACGAGATTAAGTCCTCTGTCGCGGACTTTCGCTCTGGTCACGCATGGACCTTTATTGGCAACAGGAATTATTTTGTAATGCCGTTGTCGGTCTATGAAAAAGTCAAGGACGAGATTCCGAAACACGTCGGCGTGTACGTTTCCATCGACCGAGCGGAGCAGGTCTGCGAGAAAGTCAAGAACGGGGTTCAGTACCGCTTGGAGCTGTTCGATGGGTTGCAATCCCTGCATTGCATAAAGTCGTGCAGAAAGGTCGAACTGCGGGCAGACAAGGAAGTCATTCTATCGTCAATGTTGCGGTGTATGCAACGTGACCGCGCTCGCGGGTATGCTCTGCCGCCGTTCGAAGACCCTGCCGAACAAGAGAAACCAATCGAAGACCCAACGTTCGATTAACTGTATACATACTTGAAGGCAGGAGGAACGAATATGTGCAAGTTTTTTCGGTGGGTCATCTCGAAGTTCAGCAGGAAGCCACGATGCTGTCACTGCTATCGTGTTCTGACTGCGGAGGAGATTTACTACTACGGCAGGAGCTGTGAAAAGTGCGAGCGCAAATGGCTCGCCAAAGACAAGTGAGGTTGGTATGGTCGGTGTAAAACTGATTGGAATAACGGAAGCGGATAACGGGGACGCAATCTACGAGCTTGCCCTTACTCCGCAAGCGCAGGAGCAAATCTTTCAGGAGATGGAAGAGTTCGACAAATGATTTACACCGACGGCGTTCACTTGATAAGCGATGAGCGTGAAGAAGTACTTCACGCTTTTGCGCTGTCAATCGGTCTGCGCCGCGAGTGGTATCAGGACGCGCCAGAGCATCGACACCCGCATTACGACTTGACAACGAAGCGCAAGTTAAACACGGCTCTCGCCGCTGGTGCGGTGCTGGTGTCCTCTCGTGAGCTGGTTTCAATTCTCAGAAGCAAGAAGTGAGCGGCTACTCGGTTATGTTAATAAATGGAGGCTCAGATGGATAAAGAAGAAATTATCGAGAAAGGAATGACAAAGCGCGACGCTTTGAATTTTCTCATTGTTGACGAAACCGAAGCAATTTCGGGCTATGATAAAGTTTTGAAGGCGTGCGATTGGGACGAGTCTGACCGCATTGAGCTGGAGCGACTTCGCAATGCAGAAATCGACCACATCAGCGATTTGAGCAAGATTTTCAATAAGCACTCTACTGCCAAAATCGTGGGCACGGACTCGGTGGATAATTCCGACTTTCCAACTGAGGGTGAGCAGCCTGTGCAGGATGCACGCCCTACTGAAAAGTGGCGTATGCACCAGGCTCCGTCTGGGTACTACTATTTTAAGGCACCGAACGGCGAGACCTATAAGGAAAACGGCATCGAGGTTCGGTTCGGGTCTAAGGTTCCCGCTGGCGAGTTTTTCGTCACCACGCTGTTCAACAAGTCGCTGTGGGGTGACGAAGTTCCAAAGGTAATCAAGGACGCGCCCGCCGCAGGTAATGTTGTCAAGGTTGACGGGGGCTGGGCAATCACATCGGACAAGGGATGGTGGACGAGATACAGTCCGAATGGATTCATCAAGTTCAGCTCTACTCCGTTCGCCGAGAAGACGGTGTTCACCACCGAGGACGAGGCTCGCAGGGTTGCGGCGGAGATGTTGAAGTCTGTGTACGGCATTGGTGATTCGGCTTTCTCGGATTATATGGCAAAAGGCTCTTTCGGAAGCATTGGAGAGCTTAAAAGTCACTACGTGGGGGCATCGCTCCGTCCACGCAGCGACGGTATGACTATCATACTTAAGAGTGGGGCGGAACTCGAATACGCGTACTGTGATGGTGGTACTCTGATTTTTATCCGAGGACGAAACTAGTACGTTATTTTAGGTAGGAGTGAATCGATTATGAAATACAAAGTTACCTTGAACGATGGCATTGAACTTTTAATCACGGCAGACAAAGAGGTCGACGCTGTTCGTCAGGCAAAAGATATAAAGGACTCTATCGCGGCGGGTGTTTCCGCGCGTGGCGTGAAGGATTCGAGCAACGTTCGCGACTGGGCGATTTCGCCAGGAAAATCGTACACCACAAGGGACGGGCATACTCTGACTGTGAAGGGCGTGGAGGCTACTGTCAGCGAGTACAACGGAGAGCCAAATCTGCGCATCCAGTACGACTTTGTGAAGAAAGACGGGCAGCGCGGGTCGAGTACCTGTTCATCGCGGGACTTCTTTAATATGATGGTGGGTAAATAACCACTTTCAACATTCCATTTTCGATTTTAACCGCCATACTATAGTATGGCGGTTTTTCAAAATGAATTTGTAAATAAAATATATAATCTGCCAAAGACACCCGAGGCGGTGTCTGAGTTTCTCAACTCTTATTATGATGAGGTTCAACCTAACGGAAAAATAAAGCGGCGGCAAATGTGGGAGCGGTTCGAGGCACCGTATGTAAGGGTTACCAACCACTATGTGAGAGGGACGGACGATGATGAGGCTGATATATATCTGTATGCGCACAAGTTGATTTCTCGGTGCGTTCTGAATGAGGTTGCTCCGTACTTTGAGTCTGACGGGCAACTCTTTTCATACTTCCAACTGATGGTGAAGAACACTCGCATCAACAATTCAATCAAGGCGGAGAAGCAATCATTTTTATTGATAGGCGATTTGGTCAAAGATGAGGACGCGGACGAGCAGGACTACTCGAACTTTGAGGAGAAGGTGCTGGGCACTGGCTCAGAAGCAGAATATAAAGAGAGCCTTTCCAACGTGTACGATATGATTGATGAATTGGAGGACGCTGACCTTGTGCTGTTCGGGCGGCTGTTCGTAGCGAACAACTTTTCGTTTGATGGCATGTATGGTCTGTGCGGCTTTGACTTGAAGAAGTTCAAGGAGACCAAGAAGAGGTTTATTGCAGAGATGCGGAAACTGTACGAGTAAGGAACCGAAGCCGTTATATTATTTAGTGAGGACTTAGAATGGATATAAAAGACAAGGTAGCGGACGCGAATATTGCACGGTCAAAAGATAAGTCCATCTCGGTGAGCGGGACAATCTCTAAGAATTCCCAGCAACAGGCTGGTCATGATATGGAGGTGGCTCTCAACGACGCGGTTGCAAAGGGTGTGGTAGCTGGAGCTCAAATGGCTGACGGCTATTTCGGCAACCCTATTCAAAAGACTGGAACGTTCGCGGCGAACACGATGGCGGGCTACTACGATATGAACATGATTACGTTCAATCGTTCGGAGCTCACCGCGCTTTACCATTCGTGCTGGGAATTACGCAAAGGCGTTGACAAGGTCGCTGAGGATATGTGGGCGCGTGGTGTCGAAATTCGAGACCAGGAAGACCCGAACAAATTGAAGAACCTATACACTTGGTTCGCCCGCCAAAACTCTGAAATGATTTACGCCACCGAGCAAGCGAGACTGTTCGGCGGTGCTGTCACTTTAATGATGGTTGACGACGGCGAGAAAGACCTTTCAAAGCCGTTGAAACTTGACCGAGTGAAGAAGGGTTCGCGTGTCAACTTTTACACTACTGACCGTTGGTATGGAGTGGAGCAAAGCACGGAGAAGGTTGATGACTTTCAAGACCCAGCGTTCGGCGAGCCGAAGTTTTACAATTTCCAGATTGATGGAGTGGGCGAGTCTGTAAAGGTGCACCATACTCGCGTTCTGCGCTGGGTGAATAAGAGAAGCGTGCGGCTGGTCGAAGTCCAGTTGATGGGCTGGGGTGTTTCTGAGGTTGAGGCGGTTCTGCAAGACCTTATGAACTATTCCAACGTGAAGAACAGTTCGGCATCGCTGGTGAACAAAGCCTTAGTCGAAATCATCAAACTGCAAGGACTTCGCAGTGTTATGACTGGTCTGGCGGGAGGCAATGCGGCGGCAAGCGCGGTACTGTCTGGTCAGATGGCGGCTATCAACAGTTTCCGTAGCTCCAATGGGGTTGCGCTGTTGGACGCATCAGACGACTACCAAAAGCACGAGATGAGCTTTTCGGGGCTGTCGCAGCTCATCGACGCAAACAGACCGATTGTTGCGGGTGCGTTCAATATGCCGCTGTTCTACCTGTTCGGCGATTTGAAGACGGGTGTTTTCAATTCCGAAGAGAGTCCAGAGGCGAGAATGTACGAGAACTTTATTGGCGTGCGGCAGAATGAGATGCTTTACAAGAATGTACGCAAATTGCTCATTCTCGGCGCAAAGGTTACGGGTACGGAGCTGATGGAGGACTTTGACTTCGACTTTATTCCTCTGTACGACAGGACGGAGAAAGCGAAGCAGGAAGAGCTGACGAGCATCAAAGATGCAGTCATCGAACTGATGGATGCGGGTGTGATGACGCACGAGTCGGCGTTCCTCGAGTTGCAGTCAGCATCGAAGAGGACTGGGTTCGGACTCCACCTTGAAGACCGAGACTTGGAACTCTGCCGCCGCGCGGACAAGGCAGCGGAAGAAGAGCCGCAGGACGAAGGTGGGGAGGACGAAGCGAGAGACGAAGAGCGTAAAATCGCAACGAATACAAAACGAACGGACTATAATTCTCTGTTCGAAGGTGGTAAGAAATGAGTGAACCGAATGAGTTGATACCGAAAGAGGAGACTGCGCAAACTACGCCAGCGGTTCCAAACTACTTTTTCTCGAAGGACGAGAACTCTACTCCCGCCGCGCCGCCTGTCGAAGTAGACAAGGCGGCTGACCTCGTTGAGACGGTATTGCAAGCAGGAATTGTCCACAAGGTGCAGACCGACGAGGGTGTCAAAGAGAAGATTCTGGAGACGGCTGACTCTGTAATTGATACGCACCTCAAGGTTGCAAAGAGCAAAGCAGACAAAGCGGACAAGAAGGCGTTTTTCGAAGCGAATGAGGCGGCGTGTTCGTACTTCGGATATGACGAGAAAACAACGAACAAGAGCAGCGTGATGCTGATGAAGGCGTGGTCATGGTTTTTCAACACGCTATACATCGTAACCATCGGATTTTTCTTGGTCGCTCCTATCACGTTTTTCGTGTACAAGATTCGGGTGGTTGTCAAGAAGACGTGGCTTGTGCTGTTGCTGGCTCTTTTGATTTACGCACTGATAGTGCTTACGCCATTCTTTATCGTATGGCTTGGGAGGGTATGATGTTTTACATCGGAAATTTGAACGGCTTGCCGCCACCCACTGA